GACCTAACTCCTTATCTCTACTATGTGACCCACTAATTCTCTCTTCCGAAAAATAATAAACATTTCCGATTTTCGTTAAAAAGGAAGAGGGAAGTTTTCGTAAAAAATCAGGGCAATCCCTTGTGGGACTTGCCTTTTTACGTTTTCCCTTTCGGAAAACTTTATTTTAACTTGAGAAAAAGAGTGAAAAAATGAGTGAAAAGTGCGGAAAAAAACGCTTGTTTTTGAGTGAGAAATGAGTGGAAATCGGTGATTTTCGGAAAACTTTATTATGACAGCGAACGGTGGAATGCGGGTTTTGGGAAGGATTTTCGGAAGAGTTTATTTTAAATGCACAGAAATAGCTTGGTATCAATAGGTTTAGTGGTTTTTAAATGAAAATGTAAGTTTGTTTTATGTTCCCTCGGACTAATTGGTTTGGGGGTTTTTTAGACCCAGGGGGCTAACTTTTACGCGGAATAAAGGGGTATTGGGAAATGTTCATCCTGCGGAAAGATTGAAGGTGCAGATTTAAATGCAGCAGGGTGGAAAGCAGTATTGATATCGAGGGTAAAAAAATAAGTGGAAGAAATACTCATAAATAAGGGTTTCCAAACAAGAGGTTTTTATCTTGGCCGATTTGCCTGAGGTACCACTGTTCGGAAACCCTAATTTATAATGTTCAAATATTAACTGCCTTAAAGGTGATAGGGGCAAATCTACATCTTAGATAACGGCAATTCTTATAGTCTTGGAGAGACATAACAGATGTATAAACTAGTCTTCTCTAACGGCATCTGTATCAAAAATTCTATCAAGTTCCTCGTTTGATGTTATTCCACGAACTTTATTCATAACTGTTGTTTTTTCCATATCCAGTCGATAGAAATGCTCACGACCATCTACACCTTTTTTCAGTCGGATAAGCTGAATCCGTCCGAATTTATCCCAGTGTTTTTCTGCAAACTTTGCTAGACCCACTGCTTTTGGATAATTGTCCTTGCGACTAGGATCATGTGGTTCCAGAATATCAAAGATATAACCTTGCGCATCAGATCTCACAACCACCAAATCCGGAAACATCGAAGTGGCAACACCACTGACTTCATATGGGATTTCAAGTGACCACTTTTTACGATCGAGATTACGTAACCAGCAGACTGCACCATTTTTAAGTTCTTCAGCAATAACTCCTCTTTCCCATGGATTTAGTGATGTTTGGAATGTCCCATCTTCATAACAGTAGAGATGCTGTTCAAACTTAATACTATCATCTGGTACAGAAAAATCGATTGAATCTGGTAATACCCATGGTACAGAAATTGGTTGGGCTGAAGCATTGGTTAATCTCTCATAAACATTTTTTCGCGCTTCGGTCAGTTTAGCAATGGCTCGCTTGTTGTTCCCATAGAGTTCAATAAATTCTTCCTCTGCATAGGCGTTTATCCGCTCCATTGCATCCGTATCACTTGTGAGAACGATGATTTCTTTTTTTATATCGATATGGTCCCGGGTACTGTGCCGAATCCAATATTCCTTATGCAAGCCCTCTCCTAACAGTTTTCCAGCCTGTTCAAAATGCCTGGAGATATCAAATTCGGATACCGTCATTGTCTGTGTTGTCTCGTCAAAGGAATAAGCATTGTCTCCGTATTCAAATATCAGTGTACCAAGAGTAAATCCGGTAATTTTAGCCGCAAGGGAGTCAAAGTATCCACTTTCTTTTATTTGTGCAATTTCCTTATCAATTTTTAATAAAACTGCATTTTTTGTCGCCTTCTGTGCCCCTAGGTCGATGCCGTCCATCGTCAGCGCGCGGGAAAGCTGTATTAACAACTTGAGCGGTGCCTGTTTTCGCGATGAATCTATTCGATACGTGATAAGTTTACTCATAGCATCAAACACATCAGAATACTCTAAGTTTCGCCCAAGTGTAACAAGCTCTTTGTTAGTTCCTGTTTCTGTAGGTATAATAGCTTCACTATCACGTAGGGCATTAACGACATTCTTTACTGTTTCTTCATCAAAGTATGGAAGGAATAGACTTACATTGTTAAGTTCAGCATTGGAAGAAATCCTTCTAGCCAAAGGTGTACGAATAACGCGCCCCAAAAGCTGAGCAATATAAGTGTAATCCTGAGCACTACGAAATGACATCATTGTTTCAGCACGTGGGCAATCCCAGCCTGTGGAAAGATTCATTTTGAAGAATACGACCATTACATTTTCTTCTTCATTAATCCGCGAAGCTTCAATTTGTTGAATTTCAACGTCACGAACTTTCAGTGTGCTGCGGTCATTGAATGTGTGTACTGCTTCACCGGGTTGTAATTTGCGGCCTAGTGTTTCTTCAAGTAAATCAATGCAAGCCCCTAAATCAGTATGGGTTGCCTCCCGTTCATTACCATCCTCAACTTGAACAACAAGAATAGGATTTACCATTTTTTCATCTTCACGATCACAGTAGGATTTCCATTGAAAGGATTTTTTGAGCCAATTATCTACCGCGCCTTTGAACATGGTCATATCGGCGCCCAGATGAATATCTGGATAATGAATGATAATTCTATCTTTCAGAAGACCGGACTCACGTACCTGCTCGGGTGGAACGATGACTTTTTGAACTGTTGAAGTGGTTCCAGCAATCAAGTTATCAAATCTCTGAGGAGTCGCGGTCACACCTATAATCAAAGGCATGACACATAGCCCATCTTCTTTACTGCCCTTGATGAACTTTTGCATTATAGACTGTGCTTTGTTTTCTGCTTGAACGGATGTATATGTTCCTCTATGTGCCTCATCAATAACTACATAAAACTGCTTTGGGTTTCGTTTGGCAGTGTTAGTGAGTGTTTCCCAGATGGAATACTGACGCGTATCAGACGTTCCTGTAAGTAGTTTATCAGAGCCAAGTTTTTGTGTGTTTAAAAAGTAAATGCAACCATCTTCAAAGTACTCAGAATTGAAGGTGGAATCTATTGTCACTAGTTCACGGACACGGATTTTATCAGACTTACTTTCGATTTTGAGCCTTGTTTGTTCGTTAAGCTCTGGTGAATCGGATAGCCATATGAAAACAGAGTCTGGTTCCCCAATGTTGACCGGACTGCCATAAAGTATTTCCTCAAAAAGTGTTGTCATAATAATGGTTTTACCCGAACCTGTAGGTGCGGAAAACGAAATTATCTGTGGATCGCGTTCACTCCACATCAAGTGAGCTTTATTAATTTTCTCATGAAGTTCGGCAAGAGCCGTTTCCTGAAAAGGAAATAGTATATCTCTCATTTATGAATCCCTCCTGCTTCCCAACACAAAGTTATCAATATAATCGCGATATAGTTGATATGTGTTATTTACTTTTACCCCAGAAGTCATTTCACGGAAAGCTTCCTCGGAGTTGGTTACGAAGTAGACAACCTGGATATTATCATCTTCGGAAATAGCTACGGAAAATTCAGCGAATCTCGTTTCATCAATTAGAATAGCAAATCCATTTTGTGGGAGAATTAACATCCCAGGTTCTTCATTAATAATTACTTCAGGTCGCTCTCCAATGGCACCGGATTTGAGCCAAAGCAATGGCAGTGTTTCCCGGAATTGTTTCCCTAATGACACACTATTTTTATCTAAAAATTCTAGTTTAAAATACTCTGCATTTGCAGGAAATCCCATGCTCATGGAACGCTTAACTTGTGATGATAAATTGATTGGTCCAAGCAGTTCTGTTATCTTTGCTTTGATTGATTTAAATATAGCAGATGATTTTGTGACTATATAAAAGTCCGTAACATGTTCGTTATTTTCCAGTGTAGCAAGCCATTCATTAGTGGCATCTATATCAAAAATAATCGACGCTGAATGTTCATCCGAAACAATAAATTTGCTGTCCGCTTTTACCAACGTTTGCGTTAGTTGTGGTTTACCTTCCTTATCACGAAGCAATGAAACAAGTTGTTTTTTTGAACTGCTTGTTAAACCCGTTGGGTTTTCCACAAAGCCCAACTGATAGAAAGAGCGTTCTACTTCTTTTGTGGTAGTTTGGTTGGTAAAGTATTCCCCATTTAGTGGAGTACCATCTTTGCGTTTCCCCGTTATGCTATATTTTGTCCTCGGCCAAGTTACAGCGCGGCAAATCCCACGTTCTTCCCATTCAGGGTCACCAGGCTGATGACCAACCCTCTGTAGATCCCGTGCCTCTTCAAGTGATACCTCATTGTTAGTAACCAGTATGCACCTTCTGTGGCCTCCATCCTCGACATTTAATAGATTTACAGCGTGGAGAGTTGTACCACTGCCAGCGAAGAAATCAACAATAAGGGCATCTTTATTATTTCGTACTACCGACGCAATTGCATCCTTAGTAGAGTAAAGGGATTTTGGAAAAGAAAATGCTCTGGACTGACCAATAATACCCGATACCAAATTGGATCCATAGGCTCCAGCGTCATGAAGACTCCTGTGCCATATAGTTTTTATTGCTCTATTGTTACTGTCAGCATATTCAATAGATACAACCCCGGTTTTGGGATCTCGATCAACTATTTTTATACGTCCATCATCTATCATTTCCTGATTTGGCAGGCTTATATAAGAAATTCCCCATGTTTTACGTTTTGAATCATACTTTCCAAGGGAAACATATCCCTTATCAATTAATGTACGAAGAGTTTCATATCCTACGCCCCAATTTCCTAACGAGCCATCTGTTCTGACTGGCCATGCAACGTCAAAGCCATCAATTTTTAAATCGAAATTCGGATATTCTTCAAAAGGTAAAGCTTCACCAGTGCCAACAACTTTTCCTAGTTTGGTATCAATTAATACTGGGTAAAACATCTTTTTTCTATCTTCACGCCTTGCGTTTGTTCCAGAACGTAAAAGTCCTTTCCAACGCGGTTTTCTATTTGAAACAGGTGGGTTAAGTAGATTATCGTCACTTGCACCAACAAATGCGTTGGGAGCGAAGCAAAATATTATATATTCCTCTACCCGTGAAAAACGACCTTGGGTCACTCCTTTTGGGTTTATTACAGCAGTTACCATTTGGATGTAAAACTCAGGAAATAACTCTTTCAATAACACTCTCAGATGATGAACCTCGTGTTCATCTATAGTAACTATTAATACACCTGTATCTGGATTCAAAATCCGCTTAGCTATCCGCAATCTTTTTTGTATCATCGACAGCCATTTGCTGTGCCGCCAGCTATCGGATAAATCCACATAGTCGTTGTTGTATTTCCAATCTTTTGCACCTGTATTGTAGGGTGGGTCAATATAGATACAATCCACTTGCTTAGGATAGAGATATTCTAGCAACTGGAGAGCGTGGTAGTTGTCTGCTTCAATGAGAGTGTGCCATAGGCTACTATCGGGATCATTCTTAACAAAATCAACCGGCTGAAGTGTGGGAAATATCGGTTCGCCAAATTGTGCAACCGAAACTAACTCCTCTAGTGGGATATTTATGGTATCCCCAGTCGATCTGTTAAGGCAAAGGGCAGAGTCGCCATCTAATTTCAACACACTATAAACATCATTAACGTTACTAGTTTTAAGTGCGACAGTCGAGCCGCGTTTGACAGCAACCTCGTAAAGTGGAGTACATTCCGGAATGTGCTCCTCAAACATAAGTCCAAATTTTTTGTTTTTTGATATACGGGCAAACTCCTGTTCCAAGCGACTACGCAAAGATGTATCAGGGATTTGACGTAATAAATCATTAATTGCAGCCATATTTTAATCCTCCATTGTTTATTCATTCGACTCAAATTTACTCCATGAATGACCAAATAGTTCATTTCCGTCCGATAAGCGTAAAACCGCTGTGTCTTCTAAAGCCTTTTGTGCATTCTGTGTCGTAGAATCAGCCTTATCAAATGCAATAAATACTTGTCGTTTACTTGATTGATATCGTTCTAATATATGTTCTAGATGTACATCCCCAATACGTTTAAGTATATTGGAATCATGAATGAGCGCAGGAATTGGACATAATTCAAGTAAACTCAAATCGTAAACGACAAGGCTCTTGAACGCAGTACCTTCACTAGTGTTGCCTGGAGTTTCAAAGATGATCTCCTTTTCTGGTGTGATTTGTAGAAAAGGAGCAGTTTCCTGTTGTTCGGTTACTACGCCATTGATTATTTTCATTCGTAGATTGATGTCCTCTTGTATTTTTTCCAGCTTTTCAGTTTGTTGTTGTAACAATTTTTCTATTGTTTGCTCAGCAACGAAGCGGGAATCCTGTAGTTCTTTTTGATGAATCAGTTCATCTGTTTCTTCTTGAAGTTTATCAATACTTTTGGATACGTTGACACATTGGGAGAGCACTCTCTCTGACATTTCTTTTGCCAACCCTGTTTCTTGGATCTTTTGACTAAGTCGATTAATTTCTTTATCGTACTGATCAATAATTTGTTGTAAGCGTTCGACCTCCTGATTCATTTCTTCACCAAGGATTTCCCTAATTCTATTATGAAAATGTTCAATCTCTTCAAATGCTTTTATGTTAGTATTTGGAAAGAAGTGTACTAATGAATTAAATTCACTAGTAGTTTCAAAGTCAGTCACAGCAATATTGCTTTTAACAGCATTAACCTGAGACTGTAAACGATTACGCTTGCGAATGAAACTGTTCAGCTCTTTTTGTACAGTAGCTATACGCTCAAATGTCTGTGTATCAAACCCAAATATCGCCAATTGGGCTTCTTCACTGTTTTTCATCAGGTTTTGAAGTCTTTTCTTCAATGACTTTATAGTCTTTTGGTTCATTTCAATTTTCTCGGTGTCCACCTTTTGCCGCTGGCGTGATTTAAACTGCGAGGATTTGATACCAAATTCTTCTTCCATTCTTTTGATAGCAGCGAGGATTTTATATTGACCGAATAGTTTCATGAGAAAATCGACAGCCCTTTCATCGTGTTCACGAGGTCTAACTAGCTGCGGATATTTTTCAAGTGTGTTTTCACGACCATAAATGCGAAAGAAACGCTCAGTAATTTCATGAAATTTAAGTGATGGAAGATCAACTATATATTCCTGAAAAAGGAAACTTCGATATTCGTCCACCGTCAATTTCGTAATGAAATGATGATCTTTATCACATCGATATACAATTTTGGGATTATCGGTACTTCTATAGAAATAATGTGGTTGTCCTTTGAACACGAAAGTGAAATAAATTGTATGCGGTCCTATTTCTTTTTTTATATCATCCGTTAGGGAGTAGTAGCTTTCGCCGCCGTACGCATAATCTATAATCCAAAGAAATGTTGATTTTCCGATAGCGTTGCTACCACCTGTACTTCCCAAAACTGTATTTAGGCCAGGGTTAAACTGGATAGTTCGATGTTTTAAAGCAAATTTATCACATTGAATTTCTGCCAACATAGCGTAGCATCCTCCCTTCCTCAGTAAGTTCGATTTTACCAAGTGCAAACAGGCAATCTAAAGCACTTAGAAAATCACCCATATCCTTTTTTCCAGACGTGGTTAATTCAAACAGCTCTTTTGGGGATATATCCCGTCGCTTCAATGTTCCTAAAATATCTGGGAAAAGGGCAATGATGCTGTTTGTATAGGGTGTAACTTTATTTGGTAATCTCATCGAACACCTCACACCTTTGCACAAAGTAGGAAATTATTATCTCACAGGCTTCTCTATGTTTGCGGCCAGTTTTATTAAATAGTGTTTCAACCAGCAAATTATAAATATCACTTTGGGATGTAATTGCTTCGCTTGCGTCTTCATACATACGCTTAACACTTTTAGCGAACTTATCTACGTTTAGTTTATTTTCCCCTGCTAGTTGATCTAATGCATTATTGACGCCATCATACAATTGCATAACATCAAAGAGTATTCGTTCCTTTAAACGTCTTTCAGTAATTTTGTTCTCAACTTTGATGGGTTCAATTTTTAGTTGTGTATCGACACTAACATCCATCAAATCAACTTCTTGAAGTACTTGTTCAATTTGCTTTTCTATCGTATATCGCGAGGTTGCATCCCTTGCAACCATAAGATTTTCCAAGTAATACTTGTCCGAAAGTAAATTCATATTATCTTCCTCTGAAGCATTTGGTATTTCGCGTTCACAGTCAACACATAGTATAACGTCATCAGTATCTGAAAGGTGAACGACTTTAGCGTAGTTAACGTCGTTGCCTTCTTTTTTTATGCCTAGAGGTCTACCGCACTTTTGACATTTACCACCCGTTTCTGCTAGTAGTACCAGATAGCGAGTGTCAATTGCAATATCATTAGTGGTCTCCATTGTGAACTTACTGTATTCCGTAAGGAAGTTAATGTTCATTTTTTGACTGTGAAAGGAATTTATGTAATCCTCAGATATTTGTTTTACACTGTCTTTGCAATTTCGGTTTTCAACATTAAGCACTGTGTAAAGAAAGATTCCGGCGAGAAAGTCTTCCAAAACAAATGAATCACGCCTTATTATAGTTTCCTTTGTCATACCATTTACTTTTTCGACGAGTGTGTCAGGCTCAATTGAGGCATCAGAAGCAATAATGTCCTTTAATGCAAGAACGATGAGGCTCCTTTTGTTGCTATCCAGCATGGGAAGGATATTTTGCTTAAAGTAATCTGAGGTTGCACGAGCGTCTGCTGTTGGAGCAACATCAGTTACTATAGGCGATAGATTTTTTTTACAGAGTATCAAATCTGAAACTGCGCCGTCATCGCTGCGAATATCATAAGTAGGCGCAATAGAAAGCAATATGGTACCACACAATCGCTTTTGTGTAACTCTTTTTGTCATACAAACCTTTAATACTGTTGTAAAAGTACCAAAACAAAGCTTTTTCATGCATTACGCCCCCTTTCGAGGAGTTTAGTTAGTTGGAGTATCGTCGTCAACATAGTCAACAATATCGCCTATGTTGACATCAAGAGCCTTACAAATTCTAGCTAAAACATCCATGCTTACCGGTAGATCTTTACTCATCTTAGCCATCGTTGTTGATGTCAAGTTCGTCATTGCCATTAAGTCTTTTTTCATCATCTTGTTATCAATTAAAAGTTTCCATAGTTTGTTATAACTAAATGCCATTTCTTATCGCCTCCAAGTACTACTGGATGGTGACCAAAGACGTGTCATTAATATTATAGAGATTAACTAAGTGAGTTACAATCAAAAATTTAAATATGCTGATTTTAACTTTGCGAACGCTTAGTTTGATTTTATAAGAAGAAAGGCTGGAAACTGGCTGAGTCTTAGCGGAGTGACGGCGGATTTCTGGCTGAGGATTTAATGTGATTAAATTAATAAAATTTAGGTAGGCAGTGACACAACTGTTTGGCCCTACTAAGTCTAGAAGAGAAAGGAGAAGGAACATGAGTAAAATGAAGCGTGCTCTTGATGTTGTAAATGATTTAAGAAACCTTGCGGATAGTCTTGAAGGATTAACGTTTGTATTCAAGGTGAATGAACCTGAAGTAACAGCTACTGCAGAAGCTAGGGGAACTGCTAAAGAGGAACTTCAACCTGAAAAACAACCTACATTAGAAGAAGTGAGAGCTAAATTAGCTAGTTTATCCCAAGATGGAAAACAAGTAGAGGTAAAAGAGCTTATTACTAGTTTTGGAGCGAAGAAGTTAAGTGATGTTCCAGCACAAAAGTATTCTGAACTGCTAGAGAAAGCTGAGGAACTGTGATGGGAGAACATGCATTATTGTCTGCTTCTGGTGCGCACCGTTGGATGAATTGCACGAGGGCACCTAGACTAGAAGAGTCCATGGAGGATGGAACATCTGTCTATGCAGAGGAAGGGAGTCTGGCCCACCTGCTAGCAGAGATTAAAATTTGCAAAGAGATAGGAAGTATTTCGCAGCAGTCGTATAACAAAAGATTACAAGAAATACGCTCTAACCCTCTTTATTCAGAAGAAATGGACAAGGCTACCGAAGTTCATAAAGATTTTTGTATCGAGCGTTTTAATGAAGCGAAAACAATGACCAAAGATGCTGTGATTTTGTTAGAACAAAAACTGGACTACAGTCCATGGGTTCAAGAAGGATTTGGAACCTCAGATACGACCATCATTAGTGATAGTGTTTTAGAAATCATTGATTATAAGCATGGTAAGGGTATTGCTGTGAGTGCACATGAAAACCCTCAGATGAAACTATATGCACTCGGAGCTATCAACCATTTTGGCTTCCTTTATAATCTCGAAACGATCCAAATGACGATTAGCCAACCAAGGCTAGATAGTATATCTTCATTTGAAATGTCGGTTGATGATCTTCTGAAATGGGGAGATGAAGTAGTTAGGCCAAAAGCAGAAATGGCATTTGCCGGTATTGGAAATTTCATGGTTGGCGTTCATTGCAGGTTTTGCAAAGTGAAAGCAATTTGCAGAGCGAGGGCAGATGAAAACATGAAACTTGCTTGTTTAGATTTTCAGAGCCCCCCGCTTCTGACTGATGAAGAAGTGGTTGAAGTACTTCATTCCCTTGAAGAATTAATGAGCTGGGGGAAAAGTGTTCAGGAGTATGCTTTATCAATGGCAATGAATGAAAACAAGCAATGGCCAGGTATGAAACTAGTTCAAGGAAGAGGCAGTCGAAAGTACACAGACGAAGATGCGATTGTAAAAGCACTTACTGCTGCTGGATGTGCAAGTGATGTCATATATAAGAAATCACTTAACACGATTACTACGTTAGAAAAAGAGCTAGGGAAGAAAACATTTGATGAATTACTAGGTTCATTTATTACAAAGGCACCTGGCAAGATTAAGCTCGTTCCTGAAGAAGATAAACGACCTGAAATAAAAACTTCTCCGGAAGTAGATTTTCAATAATAGGGAGGAAGAAAGCATGAAAATTACAATTGGAACAAAAGAAAACCCAGTGAGATTTAGTTATGCCAATGTGCATCAGGCAGTAAGTGTGAATGGTAGTGATCTTAAATATTCGGTAAGCATTATTATTCCAAAATCGGACAAAAAGACAATTAAGAAGATTCAAGATGCTATTCAACAAACGATTCAAGAAAATAAGGACAAGTTTGGTGGTAAGGTAACGGCAAAAAATATTAAAACACCTTTACGTGATGGAGATGTTGATCGAGAGGATGATGAAGCTTATGCAAATTCATACTTCATTAATGCGAATTCAAAGCTGAAGCCAGGGATTGTTGATGCTGATTTAAACCCAATTATGGACCCAAGTGAGTTTTATTCTGGCTGCTATGGAAGGGTAAGCTTGAACAGCTTTGTGTACAACGTGAATGGGAATAAAGGAGTTAGTTTTGGGCTTCAGAATCTGATGAAAACAGATGAAGGTGAGCCGTTAGGCGGACGAAGCAGTGCAGAGGCTGATTTTGCAGATGACAGTAATGACGATGGTGACATCTTAGGTTAATGCTTATGAAAATCTTGTCCATCGACATAGAAACGTATAGTAGTGTGGACCTCGTGAAACACGGGGTTTACCACTATTGTGAGTCTGAAGATTTTGAAATATTACTTCTTGCATTTGCAGTTGATGAAGAAGAAATACAAATCGTTGACTTAGCTTCTGGTGAGGAAATGCCTGATGAAGTATTGCATACACTAGTCGATCCAGCAGTTATAAAGACAGCGTACAATGCTAATTTCGAACGTACTTGTTTGTCAAAATACTTTCAATTATCCATGTCACCTGAGCAGTGGCGTTGTTCTTTCGTTCATGCGTTAATGCTAGGTTTACCGGGGCATCTAGATGGTGTGGCTAAGTGCCTTAAGTTAAATGAACAGAAAATGAAAGAAGGTAAAGCTTTAATTCGTTATTTTTCAATCCCGTGCAAAGCTACCAAAGTAAATGGTGGAAGAACTCGTAACCTACCAGAACATGATGTTGAAAAATGGACTAGTTTCAAAGAGTACTGCAAACAAGACGTCGAAGTGGAAAGGCAAATACGAAAGAAACTAGAAGCATTTCCAATTCCACCGGCAGAACAAAAGCTCTGGGAACTGGACCAAAACATCAATGATCAGGGCGTTCAAGTGGATGCAGAACTAGTTATACATGCCATTCAAGCAGATATAACATTTCAGGAAAATTTGTTTAATGAAGCTGTGGGTTTAACTGGGCTAGATAATCCCAATAGTCCAGCACAATTAAAAAGCTGGTTATTAAAGCAGGGTGTGGAAGTGTGGAGCCTTGCTAAGAAAAACGTCGAGACATTAATGGGCGAGGTAGAACATTCAGACGTGAGAAGGTTGCTTGAACTAAGGCAAGCCATGTCCAAAACATCGGTGAAGAAGTATGAGGCAATGGAGCGTTCGATGTGCCATGACCAAAGAATAAGGGGACTGTTACAGTTTTACGGTGCGAATAGGACAGGGCGATGGGCAGGTAGGCTTGTACAAATTCATAACCTACCAAGAAACAGCATGACTGATTTGGACATAGCTAGAGACCTTTTAAAGTCAGGAAACTATGAAGCTTTGGAAATTCTTTTTGATAGTGTGTCTGACGTATTATCGCAGTTAATTCGAACAGCTTTTATTCCATCAAAGGGTCACCGTTTTATTGTAGCAGACTTCTCGGCAATTGAAGCGAGAGTAATTGCATGGTTGGCAGGCGAACGGTGGCGAATGGAAGTGTTCCAGTCACATGGGAAGATTTACGAAGCTTCTGCAGCACAAATGTTCAAAGTACCCATTGAAACGATCGATAAAGGAAGTCCTTTAAGACAAAAAGGAAAAATTGCTGAATTGGCCCTTGGTTATGGTGGTTCAAAGGGTGCCTTAACTCAAATGGGAGCTCTAGAGATGGGACTCACTGAAGAAGAACTTCCAGAATTAGTTTCTGCATGGCGTGAGGCCAATCCTAATATAGTAAAGCTTTGGTGGAATGTCGAAGCTACAGCTATTAAAGCGGTGAAAGAAAAAGCGGTCATAAAAATGCAATACGGTCTGACCTTCCATTACAAAAAAGGGATTTTATTTATCAATTTGCCATCAGGGCGTTCACTAGCCTATGTAAGACCGAAAATTGGTATTGATGAACGTTTTGGTAAAGAGCAATTGACCTATGAAGGTACGGAACAAGGCTCTAAACAGTGGGGAAGGATTCCGACTTATGGTGGGAAGTTGACGGAGAATATCATTCAAGCCATTGCTAGAGATTGTCTTGCTGAAGCGATGGTGAAGTTAAATGATGCTGGTTACCGGATAAACTTTCATGTTCATGATGAAGTGGTATTGGACGTACCAGTTGGAACAGGGTCAAAGGAAGAGGTAGAAAAAGTAATGGGTCAATCGATTAAATGGGCTCCGGGTTTACCGTTAGGAGCGGATAGCTTTGAAACGGAATATTACATGAAAGATTAAATCGAACAGGAGGAAATAAAAGATGAATAGTTTACGAGTGTTTAGTTCCAAAGAATTTGGTCAGTTAGAAATTATGGTGATTGACGGAAAAGAATATTTTCCAGCAACAGATGTCGCAAAAATGCTTTGTTACGCTAACCCTCATCAGGCGATCAACAAGAGCTGCCGGTACCTAACAAAAAGAGAGGTACCTCATCCACAGAGTGAAGGGAAGACGATTGAAAAGAATTTTATTCCTGAAGGTGACGTTTACCGACTAATTATTGGAGCTGCTTCTCAAAGCAAGAATAAGCAGGTAAAGAAAAAGGCTGAGCAATTTGAACATTGGATTTTTGACGAAGTGCTACCTGATATCCGAAAGCATGGATTGTATGCATCGGAATCGCTTTTAAATAACATTCTTAAGAATCCAGAGTTGGGGATTAAAATTTTCACGGAGTATAAAGAAGCGAAAGATAAAGCTAAGAAATTAGAGCTTGAAAATGCCCAACACAAGCAAATCATTGGCGAATTAAAGCCGAAAGCATCCTATTACGACTTGGTTCTTCAGAATAAATCGATTGTACCAATCAGTCTGATTGCGAAAGATTATGGACTGTCTGCAAGAAAGTTAAATGCTCTACTTCATGAGCTAGGAATTCAATACAAGATGGGCAAAACTTGGCTTCTATATCAAAAATATGCGGATATGGGCTATACCCAATCGAAAACACATGCCATTGATGCAGAAAGAAGTATCATGCACACCTACTGGACACAAAAGGGGCGGTTATTCCTTTATGAGTTACTAAAGAGAGAAAAGGGGTTAGTACCGTTAATCGAACGTTCAACTAAAACAGCATAGTGGGGAAGTGTCGAGTATGACTGACATTGACACTATGAAATTTGTAATGGAACTAAAACGGTACAAGGATGTACTGCCAAAACAGACAATTAAAACAATAAAAGGTCAGGCTCTTTCCGGTAATCTGGAGGGAGCCAAAAAGGGCCTAGGTACTGTGTTACGTAGGAGGGTTGAATCGAAGTGAAAGAGCCCAGTGAAAAAAGAAAGCGAAGTTTAAAACATGATGGAAACCTCACGATTTCAATCGGAAGAAATCGTAAAGAACTAAACTGGAAAAATCGTGAAATGCTTTGGTCTGAAGTTGTTCAGAAATTAAGCAATACTGTTAGAACCCATGAAACATATGAAGAGTACAAAAAGCTCTCCAAATCAAAGCAAGACGAGATTAAAGATGTAGGTGGTTTTGTCGGTGGAACATTAAAGGGGGGCAGAAGAAAGCATGATAGCGTTGTATGGCGTCAGCTCGTCACCCTTGATGCTGACTATGTGAAAGGAGATTTATGGGCATCTGTGGAGACAATGTTTGGCCACGGATGTGCCATCTACTCCACACATAAACATCATTCCAAAAGTCCGAGGCTACGATTAGTGATTCCCCTATCAAGACCGGTTACCGCAGATGAATATGTGCCTATTGCTAGAAGAATTGCTGCTGACCTTGGCATTGATTTTTTCGATGATACGACTTATCAAGTCCATCGATTAATGTACTGGCCTTCAACACCATCAGATGGTGAGTTTGTTTTTAAAGTGTTGGACGAGCCTTGGATTGACCCAGATGCTGTGTTGGCGAGGTATCCGAATTGGCAGGATTCATCCTACTGGCCGGAAAGCTCAAGAACCGTTCAAGATCGAAAGAAGCTGGCAGATAAGCAAGGGGATCCTAAAGCAAAAGACGGAGTTGTAGGTGCTTTCTGTCGGACATACTCTGTTACCGATGTGATAGAGAAGTACTTAAGTGATGTATATAGCACTTGTGATGGCCCCAATCGTTACACGTATTCAGCTGGTTCGACTGCTGGTGGGTTAGTGGTTTATGAGTATGGTGACTTTGCTTATTCTCATCATTCAACAGATCCAATTGGCGGGAAGCTTTGTAATGCCTTTGACTTGGTTCGTATACATCTATTTGGTGACCTAGATGAAACAGTCAAGGAAGGGACGCCTATCAATCGACTACCATCTTATAAAGCAATGGTTGAAGAAGCGTTGAAGGACAAGCAGGTGAAATTGACACTTGGGAAAGAACAGTTAAACCTTGCAGCTGCAGATTTTGAAGAAGAAGAGATGGATTGGTTAACAGATTTAACAAGAGATCAAAAAGGCAACATCGTCTCGAGTGCACCTAATGTCATCCTTATTCTTGAAAATGACCCAGCATTGAAAATCCGACTTGCTTTAAATGACTTTGTGCATCGAGTGGTTATCAAAGATGACTTACCTTGGCGGAGTATAGATAGAGGAGAATATTGGTCGGACACCGATGATGCCAGCTTAAGAAATTATCTTTACTCTGTTTATGGAATTAAGGGAGCTGGAATTATTGGGGATGCGTGGAGTGAAGTAGCGGTGAAATATGCGTTTCACCCAATCAAAGAGTATTTAGATGGTCTGGAATGGGACGGAAAAGAGCGAATAGAAACAATCATGATCGATTACCTTGGAGCGGAAGATAACGACTGTGTAAGAGCATTTACCCGAATTATCTTAGTGGCAGCTGTTACAAGAATTTATCGTCCAGGTGCAAAGTTTGATTACTGTGTTGTTCTTGTTGGTCCTCAAGGCGTTGGAAAAAGTTACATTATTAAGCTCCTAGGCAAGGAATGGCACTCGGACTCCTTGATTACCGTCAAGGGCAAAGAAGCCTATGAGCAGCTTCAAGGGGCTTGGATTTTGGAGATGGCAGAACTAACGGCAACAAAGAAAGTAGATGTAGAAGCAGTTAAGCATTTTATATCAAAATCTGAGGATACCTTTCGAGTTGCTTATGGTAGACATAATGAAACATTTAAGCGGCAGTGCGTGTTTTTTGGAACGACAAATGATTACGACTTCTTAAATGACCCAACAGGAAATCGACGTTTCTTACCAATCGTAGTAAACGGTGGAGGAACTAAAAACATGTGGGACGATTTAACGGAAGAGGAAGTGGATCAAATATGGGCGGAGGCAAAGGTCCTGTATGAAAAGGGAGAGACCTTGGCTTTAAGCAAAGAAATCGAAGAGAAAGCAGGAGAACTTCAAGCAGCCCATACGCAGGAAAATCCAATTACGGAGAGCATTAGAAGTTACCTTGAAACTCCGGTGCCTATCAACTGGTATGAGCTAGATATTGGTACCAGACGAACATATTTGCATATGGACCAACCAAATGACGAAACCGAGAAGACTATGAAGCTCAACAAAGTGTGTGCTCAAATGGTGTGGGAGGAACTTTTCCAAAAAGATGTGTCGATGATGACGAGATATGATGCTAAAGAAATTAATATGATCATCCAGAACACCACCGGCTGGAAAAGAGTGAGTTCGGTGAGGTTCGATAAAACGTATGGCATGCAAAAAGGTTTTAGACGTGAACATGTATACTTGTAAACTTTAAAAGTGGTTGACCAAACCCTTGTGACTATTAGTCTTTATACTATATATACTTTGTATACCTTCTTCTATATAAAAAAGAAAATAGGAGTAATAGAGAGTAATATATACACCCTATACCCTCTAATACACATATAAGTATAAGTCCACTTAAAAAAAGTATACAGAGCATACAAATTGCTAGGGACCGCATGAACACTGGGATTGAAGTGTATACCTTTATTTTCAGGGGTGACTGATCATGAATGAAGCTAGGATCGAGCAAAGGCTAAATAAGAAAGTAAAGGAACATGGCGGGCTGGCAATAAAGTTTGTTTCTCTTGGGTTCGCTGGTGTGCCTGACAGGTTGGTACTTTTTAATGGTTCAAAGATTGCCTTTGCTGAATTAAAGGCACCAGCAAAAAAGCTACGATTGTTACAACAGAAACGGAAAAAACAATTGGAGAAACTAGGATTTAAAGTTTATAAGATTGATAGTTATGAAGCTGTCGATCGAATGCTAGAGGAGATGGTCACTTGATTTATAAACCACATCATTATCAAGCGTATGCCACACAGTGGATTATCGATAAAGAAAAGTCAGCTCTTTTTCTTGAAATGGGAATGGGGAAGTCGGTGGCAACTCTGACTGCGATTTTAGAATTAATGTACGATTACTTCGATGTTGCAAAAGTATTAGTAATTGCCCCATTGCGAGTAGCGAGTACCACTTGGGAAGAAGAAGTTGAAAAATGGGACCATCTGAAGCACCTGCGAATTTCAAAAGTGCTTGGAAGTGAAAAACAACGAGTAACAGCTTTATACAAAAGAGCTGATATCTACATCATTAACAGGGAAAATGTCACATGGCTTGTTGATTGGTGTCAGTCAGATTGGCCTTTTGACATGGTGGTCATTGATGAGTTATCAAGCTTTAAATCATCAAAGGCTCAGCGATTTAAATCATTAAAAAAAGTGAGGCCTTTTATAAAGAGGTTGGTCGGACTAACAGGAACTCCAGCACCAAACGGTCTGATTGATTTGTGGCCACAGATTTATTTACTTGATGGTGGAGAACGGTTGTGTAAAACAGTCACTGGATACAGAGAAAAGTACTTTTTACCAGATAAACGAAATCAAATGATTGTCTACACTTGGAAGCTAAAAGAAGGAGCAGAAGACAGTATTCATGAAAAGCTCTCTGATATCTGCGTAAGTATGAAGGCCAAAGATTACCTCGAGTTACCTGAACGAATGGACAATGTTATACCTATAGAATTGCCTAAAAAGGCAAGAGAGCAATATGACCGATTAGAAAAAGAATTGATCTTGTCGATTGAAGAAGCCGATGTCATGGCAGGTTCAGCAGCAGTGCTTGCTAACAAGCTATTACAAGTGGCCAACGGTGCTGTTTACGATGAAGATGGAGAAGTGAAACACATTCACGATGAAAAATTAAAAGCCTTGGATGAGTTGGTTGAAGCAGCTAATGGAAAACCGGTACTTGTGTTTTATGGTTATCAGCATGATAAGGACAGGCTCCTACATCACTTGAAAAAGCTAAATCCAAGGATCCTTCAATCAGACAAAGACATCAAGGAATGGAATCAAGGGAAGGTTCAAGTTCTATTAGCACACCCTGCTTCTGTTGGTCATGGCCTGAATCTTCAAACGGGTGGAAATATCATTGTCTGGTTTGGCCTTACTTGGAGTCTTGAACTTTACCAGCAAGCAAATGCTAGACTTTGGCGACAGGGACAAAAGCAAACGGTCGTGATTCATCACATTGTTGCTAAAGATACGATTGACGAACGAGTGATGAAAGCATTAGAGGATAAAGACACGAGCCAAGCTGCTCTCATTGAAGCAGTAAAGGCCAGAATAATTAAATACAGGGAGGTTACTCCTCATGGACAATATGATTGAAGTGAAGGAACAGGACTGTTTCGCATACAAGAATGGCAAGTGCAAGGTTCTAAGGGTGAAACAGTGTGAAGGAGTTGGTTGCATCTTCTTTAAAACGAAACCCCAATTGCAAATGGACAGGCTAAAAGCTTTTGAGCATATACAATCTCTGGATGCTAATATTCTGAATGAAATTATTGATATGTACAATTTAGATAACGAAAAACAGTTGAATGGAGTGGGGGAGCTTTGATCATGACTAGTTTGGCTACAAGACAGGGGGAAATTACCGTGAACGCAAAAGAATACTTATCTCAGGCTTTTACCCTTGACCAGTTAATTAATTGTAAATTAGAGCAAGTAGCAGTGCTAAGAAATCAGGCTCTAAAAGTAACATCGGTTATTCAGTCTGACCCAGTTCAAGGATCTAAGCAGCGCTCTCCAATGGAAAATACACTTGTTAAGTTGATGAATCTGGAACAAGAAATTGATGCTGATATCGATAGGTTAGTAGCTTTAAAGCAGGAATTAAAAGAGTTTGTTGCTGAAATTGAAAATCCTTCCTACAAATTACTACTTGAACTCCGTTACCTTGGAGGTAGCACATGGGAAGAGGTTGCCGCAAGTATGGGATATGATTTACGTTGGATTTATCGATTGCACAGTAAAGCTTTGAAAGAGGCAAATTCACTATTAGCAAATACCATAGCCGATTTCACATGATGCTTTGGTATATAGGAACAGAATATTAGAGTTTATAACTTTGGAAGTTGATTGCCTGAAGTGAAATGTCAATTTGATTTTATCATAAAAAAAGCCAAAACCTACAAGGAGATTAATAAGAGCTTGTAGGTTTGGGCTTTTAAGTCTTACTAGAGAAACGCGACTGTTGATTTAGGATTAATATTTAATATGTTCGAAGATGTTTATTAGAATAACGAATTAATCACCAAATAAATTCTAGTCATTAAGTGATCTCTCCCTTAGGGTATAGAAAAAGACCAGTATAAATACTGATCTCTCTCGTTTGTCGGCGATCTGACAATTCAGTTCCCCGTATGTAGCTATAGATATCAATGTGAGCGATCTGCCAATGCAGTTCCCTACAATAAAACATTATCATAATTTAATAATGTTATCAATAAAAAAATCAGTAATGCGAGCTACTAATGTAATTCCCACTACAAATAAGGTTTTTAGCGAGCTACCAATGTAGTTCCCTTTAATCTAGCTATAGAAACTATCATATCGTTTGCAGTAATCGATGTCAAGTAAAATATTGAGGAACAGTTTTGGCGAGCTGCCGATGCAATTCCCCACTGTCCCTCATAGGTATATACCCTACAGCTAGTATACATAAACGGAAACAAAAATATTCCTAATTTGCTAAATTATCTTGCCAAGGCCGTACTTTTTTTACTATTGGAACCTTTTTAAAACCCCAGTTTCTAAAGTCATGAGATGGATTACCGTTAAAAATCTTTTCCTTAATAGCAACGAAGATTGGGTTATCGTCACCATACTCAACATGTCTAGGGCTTACCTCTTTTAATCCCCTACGTACTCTACTTAATGGATTACAAACTAAATCAGCAATTTCAAGTCCAGTTTGGTATTTAGGGTCTTTTTTATCTGCAAAAACAAACCCTTTAATTTTATCACTATTATCCATTACATTTAGATGAACTGTGCCTGAATTAAAGATATCAAAAAATGCTTTTTGTACTAATAGGTTTTGATAATCATCTCTTGATTCAAGTACAATTCTGGCCGATGTAGCATTATGCAAACTAATAAGTGAATAAAAAGCCTCTAATATATGAGCAAAGGCTACTTCATACGGATCTTTAGGTGTAAGGTAATACTGATTTAATTTGTCTTTATCTACTGTCACGGAAATTATTGTGAACTCAAGAGATGATAAAAAATTTGGTAACTTACTCCAAAAATTACGAAGTTGCCTTACTGAGACACCATCTTCTCTACTAAAAGGAGACTCAGCGGTTAGAATTTGTTTTAGATGTAAATGAATATCTGTTTTTCCAAAGCAATCATTCTTAAAAGCATTCAATTTCCTTTTCAGTGCTGAATTATTTCCTTGCCCATCTATAGAGTATTTGTATTCCATTACTACTCCCGTAACTGTAAATGGACTATTTCCACTCGGTTTTCCTGTTTCATCTATAAACATTATGAATTTCTTATCGTCTCTCCTACTTTGACTCAAAACATAACCCCCATGACCACATTAACTATTATTTACAAATTATATCATAATTTAAAAAAGTCAGGGAGAAAATTACTAATCATATTCTCAAGTTAGTCATCAGGCTTACCAAATCTTATCCTCTTATTGACATACAATACAATAAAGGTTTTAAGAAAATAGAAAATACGCCATGAAAAGCCATTAAAAGCCATGTAGTAGATATGATAATGTATAAAATGTAGGAATATCTTAAATGAGCTTTATCTTGATTGGTATAGTGGACGACCATCTAAGTATGAAGACACGAAAATCGACCGGTCTAATTTTTGGGTACCTTTTGGTGCCTTTTTTGTTTTCTTCTTTTTTACTAGTTTGGGAGCTGTAATTGAAAGAAATTTTTTAAGGGAATCAATAGCGAAGTAAAGGGCCGGGATATACTTAGGTTTAGGATTTTTAAAATAATCATCAAGTGTTGGAAGTGTGTGAAATTCTATGTCTGTATGTGGTAAAAAGAAGTAGAAAATTTCGTCTGTTTGAGGAATTTCGAGACTGTATAGAACGACAATATCAGGAAGTTGAGGAGTCGAGTAAAGACCTAGCTTTTTTGCATATTGTTTTTCGTGAAGTCTTGTTATCGTTCTGGTTTTTAGATCGTCAAGTTCTTCCTTTTGAGTTAAGTATTCCTCACGATTTGATAGCAAGGAAACGACGTATAAAGAACAAGCCACGTACATGATGTCAATAGATTGGTCCATAACATATCACCCTTTTTGCATTATACTGTTGTACTTTTATCATAGGAGGAAATTTATGGATTGTCTATATTTTTTTTGGGATTTCAATAAATAAAGTCGAAGTTTGTTATAAATAATTAATTACCTAAATAATGGAGTTGAGAGCAATGCCAATGAAACCAAAGAAACCATGCAAGCATCCGGGTTGCCCGTTGTTAACGGACCATTCGTACTGTGAGTTTCATAAGAAGCTTTATGCAGACGATCGAGCTGGGGCAAGTGAGCGTGGTTATGATAGTAGATGGAGGAAAGCACGAAAACAATTTTTAAACGTTCATCCTCTTTGCAAACACTGTGAACAGAAAGGAAAGCTTACTCAAGCAATGGTGGTGGACCACATCAAACCTCATAGAGGAGACCAAAGACTGTTCTGGGATGAAAGTAATTGGCAGTCTTTATGTAAGAAGTGTCATGACCGAAAGACGAGAACGGAAGACCAGCACCCGGTTTACACCTTTTAGTGGACCCCCTAGGGGAGGTTAAATCTCTACAACCCTTTGGCTGGGGACCGCGCGCCCCCTTCACGTGAATTTTCGCGTAATTAAATAAGGGGGGTATCCATAGCCGACAGTGAAAGGTGAAAATCTTTAGTGTGAATAAGGGTTTGAGCTATTTTCTAATTTGCGAAATAGTACAATTGGAAAAGTTATAAAAATACTGATAAAGCTTTGGTGCTATTGGTTTTGAGGAACATTTAACACTTAAATAAGAAATGGCGATGAAACGTCCGTATTAGTTTAGTAAATGGCTAATTCAGGCGTTTTTTTATTGCTGTTTTTAATACTGTTTACGCAGAAAGGAGCATGAGAGATGACGGAAGCAGAAAAGCAACTTATTTACGACCTTCGGTTAAAAGGGGTTGGCTATAAAGCAATCGCAGCAGTGTTGGGAAAATCACGAGACAGTATACGTGGCTTTTGTAGAAGGAATGGCCTAACCGGTGATTCGAGTGTGGTTGCTTTAAATGTGAAAGAACAGATCAATAATAATCTTCTCTGCACTTGCTGTGGTAAACCTATCAAACAAAAAGGGCGTGGCCGAGCTAGGAAATTTTGTTCTGAAGAATGTCGCCGGAAATGGTGGAAAGAAAATCCGCAAGCGAGAAACAAAAGTGAAACTGCGATCTACCACTATACATGTCCACATTGTGGAAAAGAGTTTAGCACTTACGGGAACAAGAAACGAAAGTTCTGCAGCCATGACTGTTACATAAAATCAAGATTTTGGAGTGAAGAAGATGAACTTTAAAAAATTAAGAATAGACGACTTGGTTCCAGCTAGTTATAACCCAAGGAAGAAGCTCAAACCGGGAGACAGTGAATTTGAAAAAATAAAAAATAGTATCAGTGAATTCGGATATGTAGACCCAATTATCGTTAATAAGGATTTGACGGTTATCGGTGGGCATCAAAGAGCGTCAGTCTTAAAGACATTAGGCTATGCCGAGATTGATTGTGTAGTTATCGATATTGATAAGACAAAGGAAAAAGCCTTAAATATTGCTCTTAATAAAATCAGTGGTGAATGGAACAAAGAGTTATTAGCAGATTTGATTCAGGACTTGCAATCAATGGACTACGATATTGGATTTACAGGTTTTGATCCACCTGAAATTGATCAACTATTTAACGAAGTCCATGACAAAGATATTAAGGAAGATGATTTTGATGTAGAAAAGGAGCTGGCTGAACCAACTATTACACATAAGGGCGATGTGTGGTTGCTTGGAAGGCACCGCTTAATTTGTGGAGATAGTACAGACCCTGATGTATACCAGGAACTCATGAATGGGCAAAAGGCTAATCTAGTGGTGACAGACCCGCCTTATAATGTAAATTACTCTTCTCAAGCAGGTAGTATCAAAAACGATAATATGAAAGACCAAGAGTTTTATAGCTTTTTGTTCAAAGCGTTTAGTAACATGGCTGCAAGCATGGAAAAGGACGCATCCATCTATGTATTCCACGCAGATACGGAAGGATACAACTTCAGAAAGGCATTTAAAGATTCAGGTTTTTACTTATCTGGTGTTTGTATTTGGGCAAAGCAAAGCCTGGTTCTTGGCCGTAGTCCTTACCAGTGGAAGCACGAACCCGTTTTATTTGGTTGGTTAAAGGATGGAAAGCACAACTGGTATGGAGACCGAAAACAAAGTACCATCTGGAACTTTGATAGACCTTCAAAGAATGCTCTTCATCCAACAATGAAGCCGGTTGGACTGTGTGCTTATCCAATTCAAAACAGCAGCATGAGCAATTGCATCGTGCTCGATCCGTTTGGTGGGAGTGGCTCTACGCTTATTGCCTGTGAACAGACCAATCGCATTTGCTACACGATTGAACTGGATGAAAAGTATTCTGATGTGATTGTGAAAAGGTACATTGAACAGGCTGGAACCGAAAAAGATGTGTTCTTACTGAGAAATGGCGAAAAGATTGCCTTTGCTGATGTACCAAAACCGGAGTCGGTAGAAGGAGAGGAATTATTACAGTAATAGCTCTTAATCTAGTTGCTATGCCCCAACGTGTATGGCAATATGCTACTACCTTAATAGAATTGGAGGTGTAGCAATGGAAGAAATAGTTAAACCAACTTGCAAACTTGTCGGTGAAGATGGAAATATCTTTTCTATCCTCGGTCGGGTCAGTCGAACCTTAAAGGAAAACGGAAAAGCCAATGAAGCGAAGGAAGTAAGTGAGCGAGTGATGTTATCAGGTTCCTATGATGAGGCCCTGCAAATTATGATGGAATACGTTGAAGTGGAGTGATTAGTACATGAGAGCGATCTTCGGTAGGAAAATAGGCGACCTGACCGAGTTGGAGGAATTGACTGAACAAGCGATAAAGAGCGGGCAGCAGGGTCAAAGTTACTGTGTGATAAAAGAGGTGTTATTGGGGGACGACGAATTTCATTCCTTTGCAAATGACTTTTTCGATGACCAGCCTTGGATCACAGAGGAAGATGGTGGAGTGAGTGAAAGCAGAGAGGTTCGTTGCATTCGAGTGATTAACCAAGATACCGGTGAAAAGATTCTTGTTAATAACGAGGGATACACTTATGCAAGGTATGTTGGGATTGAAAATGATTAAAGGGCAGGCCTTGAGGGGCTTGCTTTTTACATTAAAAATAAATGCGAATGTCTGGCCGGAATGACTTGCTATTACCTGTGTTTAGAGTGATATATGTACTACACCAAAACACAGGAGGGAATTAAAATGAACCGAAAAGAAATGGTAAAGAAACTAGGCGAGTTTTTCGGAGTAAAGCCGAAGTATTTGAATGCTCCAACCTTTGCCTACGAAATTGAAATACCTGAAGAAACCTACACAATCGACAGACAAGGAACAATCACAACATCAGCAGGCGAAGTAAAGACTTTTGAAGAGATTACTAACCCGCTAGAGCCAAAAGAAGAGCTAGAGCAGCCAGCCGAAGAAGAGCATGAGCCCTTAGAGATTGACGGTTTAGAAGTTACGCTTCCGCTAGAAGGACACTCAGGAACCACGCTACGCAATCTAGTAAACATGCTTTTTAGCAAACAACACTTGATCATGAAAGCCTTCAAGCTAACCGAACCGCTGATGGATGGCACTTTTGCAGAGGACTTAAGCTTCAAAGAGATAAGTACCTTTGAAGAGTTTCAGAAAGCGCTCGATGAACTTGGAACAGAAAGGATCCCAGGCATAGCCTTTGATTTTGAAGAAGAAACTTTCACGATCAAATTAAAAGCAACCAACCTAAACCCGGATCAGATTGCAGCCTTTCAAGATTTAATTGCATTTATCAACAAAAGTGCCTTGAAGCAAAAGCGAGCATCGTTTAAGCAAGCACAGGATGACAATCCGAAATATGCCTTGCGAACTTGGCTCATTCGCCTTGGGATGAACGGGAGCGAGTATAAAACAACAAGGAAGGTGCTACTTGCCAACCTCGAAGGAAGCGGGGCCTTTAGAAAAGCAGGTGAGCCAAATGAATAGAGAAACCTATCGGGCAATGATACGAGGGTTGATTGCTACCATCATTGAAAAAGAGGTAGTGCTTGGTGAAGCTGATGCAAAGGAAAGTGTACTAACCATTCTGGGTTTGATTGAGGACTTGGACCTTTTCTGGAACAGCAACATGGAATTCGAAGAAAATGCCGAACACCTTCAGCATTTCATCAACAAGACTCGAGAGAAGTACACTTTGGGAGGTAGCTGATGGATACATTTTTTACACAAAAACTTTGTGACCGGTGTGGTGGAAGTTTAAAGGGTGGAAGAATTATGTCCATGTACAACACCGAGTGTATTTGCCTGACTTGTAAGGACAAAGAGTCGAAGCGGGATGACTATGATGAAGCGGTAAAAGCTGATCATGAGGAAATAAAGAAGGAGAATTACAATTATAAAGGGATAAAAGGCCAATAACAAAAAAGTAAGATTCGAATTTTGGAGTCTATCAAAAGATAGGCTCTTTGCTTTTGAGCAAAGGAAAGGAGGTGGAGCTTGTGGCCCAACGTGGAAGGAAACCAAAACCTACAGCAATCAAAGCATTAGAAGGTAATCCTGGAAAGAGAGACCTTAATCAAAATGAGCCTAAACCTGACAAGAAAGCACCGAGATGTCCAGCTTGGTTAGAGCCTGAAGCCAAGAAAGAGTGGCGGCGAATGGTGAAACAATTGGAACAGCTAGGTATATTAACAGAAGTAGATATGGCAGCCTTTGCGGGATACTGCCAAGCCTATGCAAGGTGGAAAGAGGCAGAAGAATTTATTACGAAACACGGAACGATTGTAAAAACCCCTTCAGGGTACTGGCAACAGGTGCCACAGGTATCCATTGCTCAGAGCTACCTCAAAATCATGAATCGTTTCTGTGAGCAGTTTGGGTTAACTCCTTCATCGCGAAGTAGAATTGTTGCCGACAAACCAACGGATGCTAATGATCCAATGGAGTTTATGCTCTTTCAAGGTGGTGGTAAGGGTGTATGATGCGAAAAAAGCACAGCATGCCGTCAACTTTATTAACTGCTTAAAGCATACGAAAGGCCAGTGGCGAGGGGTTCCTTTCGACCTTTTACCTTGGCAAGATCAAATTGTCAGGGATATTTTCGGAACGGTAAAAGATAATGGGTATCGGCAATATAATACAGCTTATGTTGAAATTCCTAAGAAGAATGGGAAAAGTGAACTCGCAGCTGCACTCGCACTTCTTATGACCTGTGGCGATGGGGAGTGGGGAGCTGAAGTTTATGGTTGTGCCTCTGATAGACAACAGGCTTCGATTGTGTTTGATGTTGCAGTAGAAATGGTAGAGCAGTCACCAGCACTGAAGAAACGATTTAAACCTGTTATGTCGATAAAGAGATTAGTCTATAAACCAACGAATAGTTTTTATCAGGTTCTTTCCGCAGAAGCATATACCAAGCATGGTTTAAATGTTCATGCTGTTGTGTTTGATGAGCTACATGCTCAACCGAACCGAGATTTATTTGATGTCATGACAAAGGGGTCTGGTGATGCTCGTTTGCAACCTTTGTTCTTTTTAATTACTACGGCTGGTACAGACCGAAATTCGATTTGTTATGAAGTGCACCAAAAGGCAGTAGATATTTTGGAAGGAAGAAAAATTGATCCTACTTTCTATCCTGCTATTTATGGAATTGATGATGACGATGACTGGACTGACGAAAAAAACTGGTATAAAGCCAACCCATCTCTTGGTCATACCATTGACATAGAGAAAGTTAGAAATGCGTATCTAAGTGCAAAAGAAAATCCCGCAGAAGAGAACATCTTCAGACAACTACGCTTAAATCAATGGGTGAAGCAATCGACACGTTGGATGCAAATGGAGAAATGGGACGCTTGCGATGAACCGGTTGATTTGGACTTGCTTCGTGGTAGAGAGTGTTTTGGTGGCTTAGACCTTTCGAGTACAACGGATATTACAGCTTTTGTACTTGTCTTTCCACCAAGGACTGCTGATGAGAAATTTATTGTCCTTCCTTATTTCTGGATCCCTGATGATAACCTGAAATTAAGGGTTCGACGAGACCATGTTCCATATGACGTCTGGGAGAAACAAGGCTTTATCAAAACCACTGAAGGAAACGTAGTTCATTATGGATATATTGAGAAATTTATCGAAGAGCTAGGAATGAAGTATAACATTAAAGAAATAGCCTTCGACCGATGGGGCGCGGTACAAATGGTTCAGAACCTAGAAGGAATGGGCTTTTCAGTGGTTCCTTTTGGACAAGGATATAAAGATATGTCTCCAGCTTCAAAAGAATTGATGAAAATAACCCTTGAGAAAAGGATTGTTCATGGTGGGAATCCAGTTCTCAGATGGATGATGGACAATATTTTCGTCAAAACTGACCCAGCAGGTAATATAAAGCCTGATAAAGAAAAAAGTACTGAACGTATTGATGGTGCTGTTGCAATGATTATGGCGTTGGATCGTGCGATTCGAAATGAAAACAGAGAAAGTGTTTATGATGGTAGAGGAATATTAATACTATAAAAATATCAATCTTTATAATATTATTAAATGTAGTATTGGTTAGTTATGGAAAAATATAAAGGTTGGTGTTGAATATGGAATATACAATTGATAACACCTTTGAACTTCTAACTCAGGAAGAATGGGATAAATATTTGAACTTAGATCTGTTTGAAAATATAAAAATAGATCCAAATACATTTTCAGTTGAAGGTGATCACATATCCCAACTTATGTTTAGCGAGGGATTGCTTAACTATATTAGACAGCATAATAATAAAGTAGGCACATTAAAAGTATCATATGCGTTGTGCAGACATTATTTTGATAAAGGAATACCAGATGATCCTTGGTATATTTCACCTGGCAAGAACGGAGAGTCAATACAATATATGCCTGAATTTGAGCCGAAAGATTGGCTTATCCGATTTTGGTTTTCTTATTTTGCTGAGGCAACTTATTATAAATTATTTTCTATTTGGGATTCAGTTGTTGGATTTATTAATGAATACTATCAAATGGGTCATGTTGAAGATATGAGATTTAGAAATAATGTAATGAAATCCCTTAAATCTCAGCGTGAAGACATTGGAGATTTTATGTTTAACATTTTACAAGAACAGATTTATAAAGATGCCAATATGTATAGAACTAAAATTGTTCATGGGGCTACTCCTATGGATGTCAGTTTTGGAATAAATATAAACAGAAATACTGAGGCGGAGGTTATTGATAGAAATGATGATGGTACATTAAAGCTAACTAGTGATGGAAAAGTTGTTATGAAAAAAGTAAACGCATCAGTTCAAGTTTCCTTTGGTATTGGAGATTATACAACTACGAAAACTCTAATGGATAACATTGATGCATTTAGTGATTTTTCGGGACAAAAGATTAAACAAATAGTAGATTTGATAAAAGTTGATCCATTCAAAGTATAGGAGGGGCAAATGGGAAAAGAGAGGATATATAAGTATAATACTGAATATGTTGATGTAGAAAACATTGATATTGATGATGAACCGGGATACAGATATTCTATGTTCGTTCCTTTTAAGGATTCAATAACTGATAAACTTGCTCTCGTAATTATGCGAAATCCAAGTAAAGCGGATAAAACCAAATCTGATAAAACAATTAATAATGTTCTTCGTTTCTGTAGTAAATATTATAGTGGTGTTTACATTGCAAACTTATATCCAAATTATGAAACTGATTCTACGAAAGTAAAAGATTTTATAGAGTCTGACTCATACGGGGAAAAAATGATTAAGAATTATGAAGCTATTGATAAAATTCTTGATAACATTGAAGAAGTAATTGTAGCTTGGGGGACTAGTAATACTAGTAGTAAATATGACGAAGATTATGAAACTAATATAGAAAAAGTCTTAGAGAATCTAAATAATGCAAATAAGAGTGTATTTGCAATGAGATTTGCATCCAGTAATAATCCTTGGCACCCCCGGAACTGGGAGGAAAGCTTTGACTTAGAGTTATATCGATGGACATAAGATAAAATGAACTATGAGCATCTGCTAAAGTCAGGTGCTTTTTTTATGCTATTTATTAGGAGGTGAAGGTCATGAAGATACCACTTATATCAAAGTTATTTCAACCAAGGGCTAGTCCAAAGAACAGTTTTTTAGGAAGTACCTACAGTTTCTTCTTTGGTAGCACTACTAGTGGGAAATCGGTCAATGAAAGAACGGCCATGCAAACAACCGCAGTATATGCTTGTGTTCGCATTTTAGCTGAGACCATCGCCAGTCTTCCACTGCATCTATACAAATACACTGATAATGGAAAAGAAAAAGCACTGGAACACAGTTTATATAATATGCTCCATGATGAGCCAAATACCGAGATGACTTCGTTTGTGTTTAGGGAAACACTGATGAGTCATCTTTTATTATGGGGAAATGCTTATGTTCAAATCATCAGGGATGGTAAAGGGATTGTACTTTCTCTTTATCCCTTACTTCCTGACAAGATGACAGTGGACCGAACTTCAACAGGTGAGCTTTATTATAAATACCTAAAGGACAGCGGAACAGTCATTCTTCGGAGCGAAGAGGTTCTTCATATCCCAGGACTAGGATTTGATGGTCTTGTGGGCTACTCACCAATTGCTATGGCCAAGAATGCGATTGGAATGGCACTAGCCACTGAAGAATACGGTGCTAAGTTTTTCGCTAACGGGGCCAATCCCGGTGGGGTGTTAGAACATCCGGGCGTTGTAAAAGACCCTGCAAAAATTAGAGAAAGCTGGAATGCTGTTTATCAAGGAAGTGGCAATGCCCATCGGATAGCAGTTCTTGAAGAGGGAATGAAGTTTCAGAGTATTGGCATTCCACCAGAACAGGCTCAGTTCCTTGAAACGAGAAAGTTCCAAACGGAAGAGATCTGTCGGATTTTTAGAGTTCCACCTCATCTGGTGGCCAATCTTGATAAGGCAACCTTTAGCAACATTGAACATAAGTCCATTAGCTTTATTGATAATACGATCATGCCATGGGTGACGCGGATTGAACAATCGATGAAGAAAGCTTTGTTGAATCCAATGGAAAAAAAGGAGTATTTCATCAAGTTCAATCTTAATGGCCGACTTCGAGGGGATGCCGGTTCAAGAGCTCAATTTTATCAAATCATGCGACAAAACGGTGTTATGTCTGCTAATGACATCCGTGAACTAGAAGAAATGAACTTAATTCCAGATGAACAGGGCGGAGGCAAATACTTGGTGAACGGGAACTTTGTTGATATGTCAAAGGCTGGTGCTTGGACAGAAAAATATGAGGAGGGGTAAACCTTGAAGAAATTTTGGAACTGGGTCAAGAACGAGAGTGGTCGAACGCTCCATCTTGACGGAGTGATTGCAGAAGAATCATGGTTTGGTGACGAAGTAACGCCCAAGCAATTTAAGACTGAACTGACCAATGAAAGTGGAGATATTACCATTTGGATTAATTCACCAGGTGGCGACGTTTTTGCTGCTAGTCAAATTTACAATATGCTGATGGATTATAAAGGCAAGGTCACTGTGAAAATTGATGGTGTTGCTGCAAGTGCTGCATCGGTGATTGCCATGGCTGGTGGAGAGGTGCATATGTCTCCTGTCTCCATGATGATGATTCATAATCCGATGACCATTGCCTTTGGGGATACTGCTGAAATGGAAAAAGCCATCAATATGCTGAGTGAGGTAAAAGAGAGCATCATTAATGCTTATGAATTGAAGACAGGTCTTTCAAGGACCGAGCTCTCAGATTTAATGGATGCAGAAAGCTGGTTCAATTCGAAAAAGGCAGTGGAAATGGGGTTTGCTGACGAAGTCATGTTTGTAAATAAAAGTGAATCAGACTCACCAGAGGAAGGGATCATCTACAGCAAAATGGCAGTCGTGAATTCGTTCTTACACAAACTGCCACAAAAAGAAGAGAAAAAAGGTACCGATATCACAATCTTAGACAAGAGATTAGAACTCTTGAAATATTAAGGAGGAGATTTGAATGAGTAAAGTATTAGAGCTACGTGAAAAAAGAGCAAAAGCATGGGAAGGGGCTAAGGCTTTTCTTGATTCCAAAAGAGGAAAAGATGGGCTACTCTCAGCTGAAGATACATCCACTTATGAAAAGATGGAAGAAGAGGTCGTCAATCTTGGGAAGGAAATCGACCGATTGGAATGGCAACAAGCGATTGATTTTGAGTTATCCAAGCCAATTAACCAGCCGATTACATCAAAACCTACGGGAACTGGGGAACATAAAACTGGACGAGCCACTGATGAATACAAAGATGCGTTCTGGAAGTCGATGAGAAACAAAAGCAATTTTGATGTTCAAAATGCCTTAAAGGTTGGTACGGATTCTGAGGGAGGTTATTTAGCTCCAGATGAATTTGAACGTACATTGATTGAAGCATTAGAAGAAGAAAATATCTTTCGCTCGTTAGCTAAAGTCATTACGACTTCTTCAGGGGATCGTAAAATTCCGGTTGTTGCTTCAAAAGGAACCGCTTCTTGGGTGGATGAAGAGGGATTAATTCCAGAGTCGGATGACAGCTTTGGTCAAGTATCCATTGGGGCCTATAAGCTAGCAACGATGATTAAAATATCAGAGGAACTATTAAACGATAGTGTTTTTAACTTACAAGCGTATATTGCAAAAGAATTTGCCAGACGGATTGGTGCCAAAGAAGAGGAAGCGTTCTTCGTAGGAGATGGTACCGGAAAGCCGACTGGTATTTTTAATGCCACAGGTGGTGCAGAACTTGGCATTACAGCATCATCTGCAACGGCTGTTTCTGTTGATGAAATTATGGACTTATTCTATTCTCTACGCTCGCCATATCGTAAAAATGCAGTCTTTGTCATGAACGATGCGACCGTGAAACTGATTCGTAAGCTAAAAGACGGAAATGGGCAATATTTATGGCAACCTTCCATTCAAGCTGGACAACCAGATACCATTTTAAATCGTCCAGTAAAAACATCAGCATATGTACCAACAGTTGCTACTGGTGCAAAGACGATCGCTTTTGGTGACTTTGGTTACTACTGGGTTGCAGATCGACAAGGTCGTTCGTTCCAACGCTTAAACGAATTGTACGCTGCAACTGGACAAGTCGGCTTTAAGGCCACTCAGCGGGTGGACGGAAAGTTAATTCTTACTGAAGCTATTAAAGTTTTACAACAGAAAGGCTAGGTGAAATTAGATGAGTAATGTGAAAAACTATACCGAACAAGGTGGGGAACGCACCATAATAGAAGGTACGTTAGAAGTTACCTCAGATGGGAAGTTGATATTTGAAGGGACTGAGTTTTATCCAACTGAAGTCCAGACCGCAAGCGTAGCTACAACTATTGAAGAACTGAAGGACGATTTTAATGCCTTATTACAAAAGTTGAAACAAGCTGGGATTATGCTGAGTGAATAGTACGTCCAAAGGAGGTGAGGGTATGCTTCTTTCACTTGAAGAAGTAAAAGATTATTTGCGAATAGACGGTGATGAGGAAGATGCCCTTATCACTTTTTTAATAGGTACCGCTCAAGAGATTTGTGAGGACATATTAAGATACCCAATTACGGAATTAGAAAAAGAACCTTTTATCGTTAAGCAAGCCATGTTTTATTGTATTGCAAATATGTACGAAAAAAGAGAAGGTACCCATTACTATTTGAAAAACGAGAGTGGTGGTATTAAGGAAACGATCGGCCTAATGAAAGTCCTCCTTAACGCTTATCGGAAAGAAAGTTGGTGATGAAGTGGAGATTGGTCGTCTAAGACATCGAATTACCCTTCAAAAACTGAGAATTGCAACAAACTCGAATGGTTTTGAAGTAGAAAATTGGGAAGAGTTCAAAACGGTTTGGGCCGCAGTTTCCAATCTTCAAGGCAGAGAATATTTTGCCGCAGCAGCTATTCAAGCAGAAAACATGGTGAAGTTCACTATTCGCTACCTTTCAGGAGTAGACACATCCATACAAATACTTTTTCGAGATAAAGTTTATAACATAAGCTCCATTGATAATATCCAATACAAAAATAGGTATATGGAGATTAAGGCACAGGAGGTGAGTGCCAATGGCGAAAATAGAGATTGAGGGGATTGAAAATGTCCTACAAGAACTTGAGAAGTTAGGGAATATGGGGCGGAGGGTTGAAAATACAGCATTGAAAAAAGCAGGTGAAACAGTACAAAGCGCTATTCAAGCTGAAACACCAACAAGAACAGGTCAACTAAAGGAAAGTATCACTGTGTCAAATGTGAAAACAAAAAGCGGAGCGAAGCACGTTGAAGTTGGCCCTGGCAATAAAGGCTGGTATGGTAAGTTCGTGGAATTTGGGACAGTAAAAATGAAAGCTAACCCGTTTATGTCTAGAGGATATGAAAAATCCAAAGGTGAAGCCATGGAGACAATTAAATCTGAATTAAAGAAGGGTCTGGGATTATGAGTATCAATCTAGACGTACTAACAGCTCTTTCGGATTTGAATATTCCAGTAACGTTTCAAACTTACAGTGGGAAAGCGGATACTTACATTACTTTTTTTACTTATTTAGATAAACCAGAACTACATGGTGATGATAAAGAATTTACCACCGGTCAATACATTCAAATTGATGTTTGGTCGAAAGGGGATTATAACCAACTGGTCATTGATGTTCATAATCGTTTGAAGGAAGTAGGCTTTAGAAAGCTCAACTTTTATGACCTTTATGAAAAGGATATAAAAGTTTATCACAAAGTAATGAGGTATGTAATAGAGAAGGAGGCGCAACGATGGCGCAAATAGGATTAAGAGACTTACATTTTGCAATTCTGTTAGAAGATAGTAAAAGTGTTTTAGAATACGAAGCACCGGAGATATTGATAGGAGCAATTAATGCCACAATCAACCCAACGGTCAATACTCAGGAATTGTATGCTGATGATCAACTGTGGGAGTCAGTTTCTGCTCTAGGGAAGATAGATGTCGAAATAGAAACAGCAGATTTACCTTTAAAACTTCGAGCGAAACTGGGAGGGCATACAATGGAAAATGGTGTCCTTATTGAGAAGTCGACAGATGTGGCTCCTCATATTGCTCTAGGATTTAAAAGTTTGAAATCTAGTGGAAAGTACAGGTATGTGTGGCTTTTAAAAGGTATAGCTGAACCAATGGCAGAGGATTATTCAACAAAGGGAGACAACGTTGAACATAAAACACCAAAACTAAAACTAACCTTTATGCCAAGGGCACATGATGGAGAATGGAAACATACTGCAGATGAAGATACAGAAAATTTCACAGGTGCTGATGGCTGGTTTGATCATGTACCGGGAGTTACAACCATAGAAGACGGTGGTTTCTAAGAGGAGGATTTAAGCTATGAAAATAAATCTTAAAATAGGTGGGGAAGACAAAACTTTTGTCACAGACTTCATCAGTGCAAGGATGATGCGAAAGACAATTGAAATTTCAAAGAGTATGAACTTTGAAGAAATGAGTGTAGATGACCTAGATATTATGGTCGCATATCTTGTCCAGCTATTTGGAAAGCAATTTACGATTGATGATGTATATGACGGGCTTCCATCAAAAGAACTCGTATCAACTCTAATTAAATGTATCAATGAAGTGGTAGGAGATATGGGAGCTGTAACCCAAGGTGATGAAAAAAACGGGTAGAGGGGGATCTGATGGCTCCCCAAGATTTTATAGATGAGATTTACTTAGCCCTTTTAGAGCAGGGGTGGTCGTTAAATGATATTGATACGATGGACATACTCTATTATCTTCGACTATTAAAACGAAAAATGACTTCCAAACAAATTTATATAGATGAAATCTTCTAGCACCTTTTAAAAGGTGTATTTTTTATGCCTGAAAGGAGGTGGGGGAGTTGGCAGACATTGGACAGTTGAATGTCAGGGTAGGACTTGATAGTACTGGTTTTCAGAATGGTATCGGTAAGTTAAACCAAGAAATGAGAAAAGTGCAGTCAGAGTTTAAACTGGCCACAGCTCAATTAGGTAATCATGGTACCGAGCTTGATAAACTTAAAACGAAATCTGACTCTTTAACTAAACAAAAAGAAATCCAACGACAAAGAGTGGCGGCCCTTGAAGCTGCTCATAAGAACGCAGTTGAAACAAAAGGTAAAGATGCCAAAGCTACTGCAGACTTAGAAGTAAAGCTTAATCAAGCTCGAGCAAGTCTCGCTAAAATGGAGCAGGATTTAGCAAGTATAAATCGAGAAATTGAAATCCAATCATCTGGATGGTACAAACTGGGCAAAAGTTTAGAGCCGATTGGTCAATCAATGCAGGATATCGGTAAAAAGATGGAAAGCGTCGGGCAAGATTTAACTAAAAAAGTTACATTGCCACTAGCCGGGATTGGTGCAGCAGCAGTAAAAATAGGTTCAGATTTTCAAGCAGAAATGAGTAAAGTGCAAGCAATTTCAGGAGCAACTGGTAATGAATTGCAGAAGCTAACAGATAAAGCAAAGGAAATGGGATCAAAGACAAAATTCAGTGCGAGTGAATCGGCTCAAGCTCTTAATTATATGGCGATGGCTGGATGGGATACCAATCAGATGTTAGATGGTCTGGCTGGAGTTATGATGCTTGCTGCTGCAAGTGGTGAAAATCTAGCTACAGTATCAGACATTGTAACCGATGCCCTCACCGCCTTTGGGATGAAAGCAAGTGAAGCGGGTAATTTTGCAGACTTACTTGCTAGTACGGCTAGTAACGCAAATACCAATGTGGGAATGTTAGGGGAGTCATTTAAGTACGTTGCCCCTGTATTCGGCTCTTTAGGTTATTCAGCAGATGACGCTGCTTTAGCTTTAGGGTTAATGGCTAATGCAGGGATAAAGGGAAGTCAAGCTGGTACAACTTTACGAGGCGCGATTACAAGGTTAACTAAGCCAACAGGAGCTGCTTCTGAAATATTGGAGAAGCTTGGATTGACCATGACGGATGCACAAGGGAACATGCTTCCCTTTAAAGATGTTATGGATCAATTGCGAACATCATTTGGAGGGTTAACACAAGAACAACAAGCACAATATGCAGCAACCCTATTTGGCCAAGAAGCGATGAGTGGAATGTTGGCCATTGTGAATGCTTCAGATGAAGATTATAAGAAACTCACCCAAGCAACAAGAGAATATAATGGCGTTGCTGGTGAAATGGCTGATATCATGCAAGATAATCTTCAAGGACAATTAACGATCTTGAAGTCACAATTAGAAGGAGTAGCCATTCAAATCTTTGAAATTTTACTGCCTCAACTCATGAAGTTAGTTGAATTTCTACAAAAAGTGGTGGAATGGTTTTCCAACTTAAGCCCAGCTACGCAAGAAACCATTGTAAAACTGGCAGCACTCGCAGCAGCATTAGGACCTGTTTTAATAATTAGTGGGAAAATCGTTGCTGGAGCTGGGGCTGTTGTCAGTGCTTTTTCTAAAATTTCATTAGCCCTTGCAGGTAAAACAGCGGTCGTAGGTACAGCTACAACAGCAGCAGGGGGATTAGTTGCTATAAAAGGAGCATTAGCTACAGCTTTTACAGCTCTAACAGGTCCGATTGGAATTGCGGTAGCTGCTATTATAGGAATTATAGCTATCGGTATAACTCTTTGGAAAAATTGGGATACGATCAAAGAAAAAGCCAGTGAATTAAAAGATTCTATTTCTAATAGATGGAATTCAATAAAAGAAAAAACGACTGAATCATGGAACAGTGTAAAGAGCTTTTTAAATGAAAGCTGGAACGATATAAGGTCTAACACAAATGAAACATTATCAAATATTAAGGATCGAGTACAGAATAATTGGGAAGATGTAAAGTCTAGAACGTCCATGACGTGGGAAAACATGAAATTCTCTACTTCTAATGCATGGCAGTTTGTTAGAAACAAAATTAACGAACATGGTGGCGGGATACGTGGCATTATTGGTACTTATACAGAGGTGTATAAGAATCTTTGGAGTAGTTCTTTAAACACGATGGATAGTATTACTGGAGGAAAATTTACAAATATGGTAGGTAAAATTTCGAATGCTTTTACACAGATTACTAGCTCTATTCAAAAGGGTATTGACCGAATTAGAGAGTGGAATGCTACATCGGTTAAGGAAAAGGTTTTTAGTATCACTGAAAGCATAAAAAAAGTCTTTACTGGTGGTTCTTCTGGTGTAGCTTCTAACTTTCGAGGTACAAGCTTCTTTCAAGGAGGGCTTACAATGGTAGGGGAGTTAGGTCCAGAGTTAGTTCAGCTACCAAAGGGAACTAAGATTTATAATGACCATCAAACGAAGCAAATCTTGAACCAAACGCAGGGTGCAGAAAAGGGGAATTTTACTCTATACATTGATAAATTCGTTAATCAAACTGATAAGGATATAGAGCAACTTGCTTATGAATTAGAATTTTATCGTCAGAGGATTGCTTTAGGGAGGGGAGGGACTTAATGCTTAGTTTTACCTTCGGTGGAAAAGATAGTTTTATAGATTATGGCTTTGTTATCGAGAAGAGACCTACCATATCTTCTCCTAAAAGGAGAGTCACTTATATTGATATACCAGGAAAAAATTCAAGTATAAGGTACGATGAAAGGACATACGAAGACATTACTATTCTAGTCGAGTGTGGTTTAAACCTAAGAGGAAATCTGATAGAAAAATTAGATGAAATAAAATCATGGCTCTTTAATACTGGCGAGAGCAATTTAGTGTTTAGCTTTCAACCAGATAAGAAATATATTGCTCAGGTCGTGAATGCTATTGATTTTACACAAGTGTTTAAGTATACATCCAAGTTTCCCATCTTGTTTAAATGCAGACCCTTTAAATATGCAGTGCAAAATGAGGAAATAGTAATTGAAACAAATGGCACAACCGTTCATAATCCCGGTTCCATTGAAAGTTTGCCAGTTATAGAGTTGACTGGTAGCGGAGATATAGAGCTAGATATTAACGCAGGCGTCATTCATTTAAAGGAAGTACAAAACAAAATCATCCTCAATTCAGAATTAGAAGATTGTTATGATGAAGAGTATAACAATCTAAATTCAAAAATGTTAGGGAGGTTTCCTTTATTTAATATAGGAGCAAATTCCATCCACTGGACAGGAAATGTTCTAAAACTTGAGGTGCGACCTAACTGGCGGTGGTTGTAATGCTAGTAGTTTATGATAAGAAGACAGGAAAAAACGGATTTAACAACAATGGTTTATCTGTATTAGATAAGTGTATGAAAGCAGAAATTACAGAAGAGCTAAATGGAGAATACAGCTTATTTGTAGAATATCCAGCAGATTCAGAAAAAGCAAATCATCTTGTAGAGTTCAATATTATCAAAGTTGATTCAAAGCTTTTTAGAATATATAAGGTGGAAAGGCAACAGGATACGATTAGAACGGTAAAGGTTTGGGCGAGGCATATTTTTTATGACCTTGCTTTTTATTTTATAGAAGCAGTTAATCTAGTTAATGCCAACATGAAAGAAGCAGTAGAAGGTACCATTCCTCCAGAAGCACAAGTCTCATTTCAGTTCTCAGCACCAGAAAAAAATATATACCCAGTCAAAATGCGAAATGTTAATGCCTTAGAAGGCCTATTTAAGTTAATTGATATTTATGGCGGTGAGCTATTAAGGAATAATTATCACGTAGAAATTGTAGAAAAACGGGGAAGAGATGTTGGACTAGCAGTAAGTTATGGAAAGAACATTAAGGGGTTAAAAGCAATTATCGATACCACCGAATTTGCTACTAGAATTTATCCAATAGGTGATAACAATCTTGTGCTTCCAGAAAGGTATGTGGAAACGGACAGCAGCATTATCAATCTACTGCCTTATCCAATTACACGAAAAGTAGAATTTTCAGGTATTAAAGACGTGGATAAATTAAGGGAACTGGCAGTTGAATACGTAAAGAAGATTTCAAATCCCTTTATCCATATTAAAGTAGATTTCTTAGAACTGAGCAAGACGAAGGAATACGAACAGTACTCTAAATTATTCGATGTAAATTTGGGCGACTTCGTAAAAGTACGCCATGAAAAGCTTGGGATTTACTCTGAGTTAAGAGTGATTAAAATTGTAAAAGACATTTTAGAACCGATCAATACAAAGATTGAACTTGGTCAATCATTAAATACTATTATTAATCAATTAGATTTTAATAGTATTGTTGAACGATTAGAAGGGAAAATTGAAGGGACACAAAATGCAGTCATTATTAAGAAAAACAACGATTTGTTAACTATTTCTTCTTCTAGTTATTTTCAGGCAATGGTTGTGGGAATCTCAGTATTAGCTGATACAAATTTGACTTGTAACTTAATCATTCATTGTTCAGCTTCTGAAGATCTTGTCTTAAATATGAGATTCGCTTTAGATGGAAATTATTATGACTTTCAACCAAGTCAGCAATTGGCACGCGGAGAGAATGTGGTCAGTTTAACCATACCTATCCTACAAGTCTCTGCTGGACAACATGCTTATGTAATTGAACTTAGGACATCAAGTGGTCAATTAGTCATCGATAAGAATAACCTGCAAATCATGATTGAGGGACGCCACCTAGAGGGAGGTTTAAGTCCAACTCTACCAAGAGCAGAAGTAGTACAGTTTGTACTATACCTTTTGTTTATGGAAAAAATACGAGGTTACAAGGAACAGATAAAAGAAGAGATAAGTATTAATCATATTCACCCAACACAAATCGCTGCTTCTGAAGTGATTACCTATGCCGAAATGGCAAACCGACAGGTAACAAATATGAATACATTTTTAGACATTATGATGAGAGTAACAGGTATTAGTCAAATAGCTGATGCAAAATTCTATTCAAATTTATTGGTAGATGAATGGGTACAACAATTTACTGAACTTCAACCTTTAGGAGGAGGGAGCTGGAGAGTATCTAAATTTGTTACCATCAATGAGTTACAGCCTATAACAATAGGTGGACCAGGAGTAGCTATGGGTTCCGGGGTTGTTTTTCAAGTAGCATTTTCCAATCCGAACTTATATAGAGAATTAACTAGCTTCGAAGTTACGCTAGTGGATACTTAATGGTCCAAAGGAGTTGAGTTTCGTCATGTCAGGAACAGAAACATTTGAACAGGATCCTTTTAGATTTTCTTTTACCGGTGATTGGCTAAGGACTAATCAAAGAGCTTATGAAGGGGAATATTCATATGGGAGTAGAATCATTTCTCATAATCAGCAAAGCAATGCGTATCTAACGATTGTTACAGATTACATTGAGTTTTATTGGTTCGTCAGCTCCGAAAATAATTACGATTGGTTTGAGTTTTATATTGACGGAGTTAGAGAATTTAGAGCTTCGGGAACAAGTAATTATTGGACTAAGTTTTCAAAGCAATTACCTAGTGGAGAACATACTTTTCGTTGGAGATATATGAAGGATGGGTCAGTAACCCATGGTGATGACCGGGCATATATAGACAACCTAGTTTTGTCTATCGTTTCAAATCGTTATTTTATTGAAGATGAAGGAATTATGAAAGCATGGAATAACAATTCCAAAATGTATGAAGCCATTCAAATTATAGATGGCCAAACCCAGCAACCAGTCAATGTAACTCCAAATAAATTAACCGACCAAATTTTTATGGCCTACGGAATGGAAGAAATCCAGCCTAGCAAACAAGGGCTTTTTGATTTGCAATCAAAAATACATTACTTCACGAATCAAGATGAAATCGTTAATCAACCACAAAATTATTGCCTTAAATTAACTGAAACGGTGACCAGTCTACCTAAGGTAGTAGTTGAAAAAACAGCCAGAAAGTTAGGTAATTTAATTGATACCATTATCATTGATGATTTTGTCACTGGTTCGGGAGATTTGCAATATGCGTTAAGTAAAGATAGCGTTACTTGGTTTACCTTTAATGTAAATACTATGGAATGGCAGCAGGTAAATATCGCTAATGATCTCGATTTTACAACAAAAGGAATGAGAAAAATAGATTTTCAAATCATTCAAAAGCAACACTATGAAGGGCTATTTCAGGCACAAGATGACCTGTATCTAGCCTTTCGTTTTTATAAAGAAGGATTAACAGATGATTGTCAATTTAAAGGGGTAAAGATTAACTATACTTCTCCTTTAGATATTACGATGTAAGGAGGTGACCATTGTGGCAATTAGGGAAGTGATAAGCTACAACAAGGATTTATTAACCGGTGATTTGTTTACCCTATTAAAAAACAAAGAAAATACGGGGATAAAAGGGAAAGTTCTCATTGAAGTCTTTGATGCTCAAACACATGAAAAGGTAAAGGAAGCTTATACAGAAAACATCATTCCCGACCTAATCTTTAAAGATATGTTCTTGCGATATTTTGCAGGAGAAGTCATGGGGATTGGAAATACCAACCATAACCACACCAAGAATTTATTCAACAATATTTTTCTTACAGATTCTACGAAAGCAGAAATGGCAGGTACTGAAAAAGTGTTCGGTAATGTGGTAGGTTACGCCCATCGGAACTCTACCTATTCAGGTCAAGATCCATTACGGGGGACTATCAACTTAGCTGAATCCAAGTTAGAGATAAGAAACAATAAAATTAGGGTCAACTTTGTATTTGATTTTCCAACTCATGCTGCTAACGGTGAATTTGAGAGTATTTTTTGGAGTGACGCATTTAGTGCATTAAATGAATGTTATATTGGTCCGCCAATTTTCGGGAAGGGAACAGATAGTGGTGATGGGTATGTAAATGCGATTACAACTGGAACGGGTACACAAAGGGCAATTTTTTGGACTGTGTCACATGCTATGAGCATTTACTCACCTTCTAAATTCAGATTATTTACAGATTTTCATAAAGGATTTGTTTGTTTTGATGGAACTAATTCTACATCAGTAAACTCGACTCTTATTCAATTTCCAGAACATCTAAAGGGGCACCAACTATTATTGCCTTTTGATTTAAATCGTTTTGAAACAGGATTTATTGATTGGAACAATGCCGTGATCCTATTAAGTGAGTCTGGTCAAAGTTTTACAGCTAATCAACTAACAGCTGCCTTTCCAATTCTTAAAGATGATGGAGACATTGATTATATTTTTGGATACCATCAATCTGGAAATCTATTAAGGTTATACCGTTGGAGTAGGGTAGGCGTATTACAAAGTAGTGTTACCATCGATAATATGGCAACTGAGTTTCAAGATGAATATGGAGCTAACTTCACCTACCGAGATATTGCAATCACTCCTCTTTTTTGGGGTAATCCTATAGAAGTTTATGGTCACAACAATAGAACAGATCCATCATTCAATGAAACGGTCTACTCTAGTAGAGTCATAAGACTAAATGTAAATGGTACCAAGCATAGTGAACTTCATTTAAAGCCTAGAATTGGTGGATCTACATGGTTTGCTTCAAGAGGAATGAACAGCGGTAATATAGATCGTAGGTGTTATCTATCATCTATAAATAGAACTAGGAATCGAGTTTATCTCTATTACGTTGGAGTCAATGGGGGAAGTAGTTTCTACCAAGTAATAACCCCTGAGGGAAATGTGTTAGAAGCCTATCGTACAACAGGAATTACATCGGAATTTTATAATATTAGAGGAACAGATAAATGGCTGTACATGTATAGAGATTACAATACAGGTACTGGGTGGCAACGATATCACTTTGGAATTCATTACGCAGGAACATCTCGACCCAGCGGTGCTCATACAAAACTAGCGAATCCAGTCCAAAAAACAGATGCGAACACCATGAAAGTTCAATATATGTTTGAAATTGACTTAGTTACTTATACGAACGACATATATTAAAAAAGGAGACAGAGAAATGAAATTGATAATAAGTTCATTACAGCTTAGTTTTTCTGCTGTTGGAGGTTATCTCGGTTGGTTTCTGGGGGGCTATGACGGCTTTTTGTATGCCCTTATCATCTTTGTGATAATTGACTACTTAACTGGGTTCATGGCTGCAATTTTGGAGAGGAAACTTGCAAGTAATGTAGGGTTCCGAGGGATTTTTAAGAAGGTAATGATTTTTACCCTTGTAGGTGTTGCACATATTATTGACAGCCAGATTATCGGTGACGGCAGTGCCATTCGCACAGCGGTCATCTTTTTTTATCTTACGAATGAAGGAATTAGCATTGTTGAGAATGGAAGCAGGATCGGATTACCGATACCTCAGAAACTTAAAGATGTACTAGCCCACTTGAACGGAAATGCAAAGGAGGAAGGTAAGAATGAAACTAAACACTAGGTATATGACTAGGAATGACTGCTATAAAGCAGGGAGAAAAATTACACCTAAAGGCATTATGATCCATTCGACTGCTACGCCTGGAGTAATGGCTGCAGACTGGTTTAGTCGTTGGAACAAGTCGTATCAGGCTGGGGAGATCAATCGGCAAGTTTGCGTTCATGCCTTTGTCGATGATAACGAAGTGTGGCAGTACCTGCCTTGGGATCACCGTGGCTGGCATGCAGGAGGGACAGCTAACAACACTCATATTGGCATTGAAATCTGTGAGCCAGCTGGATTTTCCTACTCAGGTGGTTCGAACATGATTGGCTATGATATATCAAAGAATGAAGCTTATTTTAGAAAGGCTTGGCAGAATATAGTGGAAGTTTGTGTGATGCTCTGCCAAAGGTATGGCTTAACTGAGCGGGATATCATTTGCCACTCTGAAGGTAATAGAAGAGGGATTGCCAGTAATCATGGGGATGTTATGCACTGGTTCCCTAAACACCGTGAAAGTACAGAAAGCTTCCGAGCTGCAGTGAGGGCCGCATTAAAGAATTCAAGTGAACCGCCAGAAACATCTGCCACTCTTAAAGTAGGGGATGTGGTGGAAGTTAAAGCCACATCGAATGCATATTATCCCGGTGGAGCAGCTATTCCAGATTGGGTCAAAACAGACTGTTATCACAAAGTAACTCAAGTTATTTCAAACGGAAAACCTGTTGTTAAAGGTGGGAAGACTTGCGTGCTGCTAGGCAAAAAGGTAGATAAGAAGAATGGGAACGAATCTGCGGGGATTTTGACTTGGGTTGAAAAGGATGTTCTTAAGGTAATTAAAACGTCATCAAGTAAAATAGAAAACTTTTCAGACAGCCAGAAGTATTACCGAGTCCAGGTGGGAGTCTTTTCTAAAAAGGCTAATGCAGAGGTAATACTTAAGAAGCTTAAAGCAGCGGGGTTCGAAGGCTATATTAAATTCGAATAATGGTTCTATCAACTTGATTATTTAGACCTTTAGAGTGATATATAGTAGTACCAAATTGATAGGAAGGAGTGCTTCCATTGCGAGTTAGAATCATTGAACCAACAGTTGTACAAGAAACAAAGAAAAGAGCATGTGCTTATGCGCGCGTTTCAACAGATCACGACAAGCAATGTGAATCTTTAGAAAATCAAATTAGTTACTACGAAAGGTTGATAGCTGCTAACTCTGAATTTGAATTTGTTGGTGTTTTTGCAGACAGAGGAATTAGTGGTACAACTGATAATCGACCAGAGTTTCAAAGGATGCTAGAGTTAGCAAAGCAAGGAAACATTGACATAATAATTACAAAATCAATCTCTAGATTTGCACGAAACACGACGGTTATGCTGCAAATTGTAAGAGAACTAAAAGAGATTGGGGTAGAAGTACGATTTGAAAAAGAAAACATCAATACTTTATCAGGGGACGGGGAGTTAATGCTAACCGTCCTCTCTTCTTTTGCTCAGGAAGAAAGTAAAAATATAAGTGAGAATACCAAATGGGCGATAAAGAAGAAGTTTGAACGAGGGGAACTAATGATAAACACGAAGCGGTTCCTCGGATACGATAAAGACAAAAATGGAAACTTGGTTATAAATGAAGCAGAGGCCAAAGTTATTCAATACATTTTTAATAGCTGCATAGAGGGAAAAGGTGCATTTACGATAGCTAAGGATTTAAATATTGCTCGAGTACCTACGGTAACAGGTGGCGAATGGCAAGAAAGTACAATCTTAAACATCCTAAAGAATGAAAAATACAAAGGAGATGCCATTCTTCAAAAATATTATACCCCAGACCATTTAAGGCAAGGTACAAAACCGAATAATGGTGTGTTAGACAGTTACTACATTAAAAACAACCATCCAGCAATAGTCTGTGAAGAAGTATGGAAAGCAGCCCAAAGAGAAATGCGATCTAGAGCAGAGGCAAAAGGGAATGTTGAAGGGGAAACAAATAAATACCAAACTCGATATAAACTAACCGGAATGCTTTATTGCAGCAAGTGTGGAGCAACATTAAAACGAAGGATTTGGAACAGTAAACACCCATGTAGAAAAGTAGTATGGCAGTGCAGCACTTACATTAAAAGCGGAAAAAATGCTTGTCCAGGAACTAGAATTGACGATGAGTTGATTGGCAAGCTCAACATAATAGAAGAAACCATTGTGGAGGAGGTTCTAAAAGATGGCAAGAAACATTACCGTTATACCAGCAAAAGGGAATGGGCAGACCAATGCAATACAGTTAGAGCCGATAAAGAAAATGGCAGCTTACTGCAGGGTATCAACAGACCAATTAGAACAGTTGTCAAGCTATGAAGCACAAGTTGAATATTATACAAAATACATTACCAACCATCCAGATTATGAGTTTGCAGGGATTTACGCAGATGAGGGTATATCAGGAACGAATACGAAAAAGCGTGAGCAATTCTTAAAAATGATTGAGGATTGTAAAGTTGGGAAGATCGACATGATCATAACCAAATCAATATCAAGGTTTACTCGGAATACATTGGATTGTTTGAATTATGTAAGACAACTAAAGGACCTCGGAATTGGTGTGATTTTTGAAAAGGAGAATATCAATACGTTAGATGGAAAAGGAGAGGTTTTGCTAAGTATCCTTTCAAGCTTGGCCCAAGATGAGAGTCGATCCATCTCGGAGAATTCAACCTGGGGGATCAGGCGACGGTTTGAACAAGGGAAAGTATCAGTTAATCACACAAAATTTCTCGGCTATGATAAAGATGACGAAGGTAACCTTGTAATCAATGAAAAGCAGGCTAAAATTGTAAAAAGAATTTATACAGATTATTTAAATGGTAAAGGGCCAAATCGAATTGCTAGGGAACTCGAGGCAGAAGGCATTCCGAACTGGAACGGGAAAGCTAAATGGTACGAAAGCAGCATCAGGAAAATGCTTAGTAATGAAAAATACAAAGGAGATGCCCTTCTACAAAAGACTTACACAGTAGACTTTTTATCAAAGAAAAGAGTTGAGAACACAGGGCAAGTTCCCAGGTATTATGTTGAAGAAAGCCATCCAGCTATTATTGATAAGGAGATGTGGGAAGCAGTTCAGTTAGAAATCGAAAGAAGAAAAGCATTTGCTGAAAAGCATGGGATAGTAAAAGTTGATTATGCTACGGTAGATAATCCTTTTGCAGGAAAAGTAATTTGCGGACAGTGTGGTAGCCCATTTGGGAGAAAGGTTTGGAATTCAACGGATGAGAATTTTAGAAGAGTTGTCTGGAGATGTAATGAGAAGTATAAGGTCAAAGGCGAAGTAAAGTGTCAAAATAAACATATTGATGATAAGGCATTATATCAAGCGTTTATTAACACTTTTAATGGCATTCTAGAAAATAAAGATTACTTTATGCAGAAATGGCAGCAAAAGAATTCCAGCGGCAACTTCCTTGAAAAATATAGAGCACAACAATTTTATATTCTTTTTACAAAGGGAACTCCAGTATCAGAGTTTGATATAGATTTGTACTTTAAACTTATTGAAAAAATGGTGGTGTTTGAAGGGGGAAAAATAATAGTAAGTTTACTTGTTGGGGTAGAGATTGAATGTCAAATTGAATAGGTATTAATATGTCGGTTGGGGTGTATTCACCTTGGCCGGCTTTTTTATTTTTGTGAAAAAAATAATTCCATAGGGTTTTCACCCACATTATAAGTATACACAGGTTCATTCGAGGAAATATTTCATAAAAAAGGTAAATAGGAGTGATCCCTAAGTGGAATTTATTTTAAACAAAACAACTATTTTTGATGAGAACATTGATGAAAAATTTAGTGAGGTACTGAAGTCTTCCAGTGATAGCTTTGCTGCAGGAAATGTCTATAAATTTACGGTGAGCTTTCATGTGAACTTATTAAATGATACAAGGTTTGAGGAGTTTATACTTCCAGTTTCGAGAAAACGTAGTAACGATACTAGAAAAGATAAAATTTATGATGTGATGAGCTTTCAGTTGAAGAAGTTAGAAAAAGTATTAGAAGAAAATGATATTGAAGTCTATTCTACAACTATTCAAGGAGATCAATTAGCTGAAGAAAATATAGTGAAAATAGCTATTGATGAAGACTTGACAGCTAACCAAAACACTTCAGGAAAAGGGAAAAATACCAAGAGAGGTAAAGTAAGTTCTGTTATTCCAAGTTTGCCATTTACGCAACAAAATATTACTAACCTTGCTTCAGAAAGAATAAGTAAGTTATTTAATGAACTGATGAATATTATCAAAAATAAAAAAATAATGTCCGATATATTAGAAATTGATGAAACTGATGATGAAAAAAAGTTGTTTAAGGCATTTGCCAGCCGTTACGGTGGATTGTGGCTCACTACAAGTGAAAAAGAAAAGGAATTATTAGATCAATTAAGAAACAGATGTGAATATGTTCTTAAGAAATATACCGAAGAAAAGGAGAGAGATAAATAGGTGTAATAGATACCTAAGTATTTTTCTTTGCATTTTTACCAAATATTATAAATTATTGGTACAATGGTCTTGATGACGGCAAACCTTTATGCTCGCGAGGTGATAGAGTTGCTTACAATTGAAGAATATATTGCTAGGAGAAAAAAAGAAGACAAAATTGATGAATTTACCATAGATGAAAGAAATGAAAACATGAGGCTATGTGTCAATTATGTCTTTGAATATTTTAATAATTACTTAAACATTACTGAAGCTGAAGAAAAAACGGCTTTAAAAGATGAGAAGCTGGATAAATACAGAAAACAACTAAAAGATTACGATCAGGCAATTATAGAGTGGTTGATTGGTATTTACTCGGAGTATGGTAAGCAAATAAACAAAAACATGGGTAATATTTTAAAGGAAGACGAATTCTTTTTTCTATATAGCTCCGATAAGGAATTTAGATCGTTATCTTATGACTGCTATTCCAGATTAATAAAAAAGTTTCCTTTTTTAAAGGCCCAGACAGAAATGTTATTTCTATTTATTAAGGACTATCACCGGGTAATGAGCCAAATTGGAAAAACAAATGACAATGTTTTCATTTCTGATGAAGTAAATGAGTGGATACACAAAACGTGGGAAAAGTACCAAGTTAATTTACATGAATTTGCATTCCAGTGGGTTAACTATTTTTGGGATAATGAGAATTTGTGGCCAGCTTCTCATAGAAGAAAGAGCAATACTAACTATAGAAAATATGATTACGACATTAAACAAAAAAGCAATTTATTTAACTTAGATTCTCTTTATAGGAAGATGCCGAAGAAACCATTTACCAAAGGAAGAAAGCAAGAATTTGAGATACTAATGATGTATTACTGGCTGCATGAGCTACAAGGTGATGAAGGTTACTGGCAGGAATACCTAGAGAAAACATTGCCTTTCCTACAATCAAAATAAATAGTGAATTTATTTAAGGAGGTACTTTTAAATTATTCTCTTTAATATTCTATTCTAATAAAAAGAGGGGAAGAGGAAATTTGCTTAAATATTTTATAGAAAAAGAGTTGGCTAAAATTGAAAGGAGCTATTTAGATTCACCAGAAAAAATTGTATCGGAATATAATAATGAAATAAGGAATATTGAAGACTATCGAGGTAGACAATTACTGGAGCTTCTCCAAAATGCTGATGATGCATCAGTAACTGATAAAGAACGTAGTGTTCTTGTAAAGTTTGAAGGAAATAAATTAATTGTAGCAAACAATGGTGAACCATTCTCTAAAGAAGGTATTCTTTCATTAATGTATGCCAATTTAAGCCCTAAGTTTAGAGAACAGAATAAAATTGGAAATAAAGGGCTTGGGTTTAGATCCCTGCTTAGTTGGGCCAATTCTATTTATATAAAGAGTGAGGGTCTTTCAATAAAATTCTCTAAGGATAGTGCTAAGGACTTTCTGAGTAAAATATTAGAGAAAAAGAGTGACCATATACACAGATTAAAAGAATTGTCAGACGAAGAATTTCCAATAGCAACATTGTTAGCACCGAAATGGGTTGATGAAGTTCCGCAAGATTATATTGATTATGATACATATATTGTTATTGACTGTATCGACGAAGTTAAAGAGGATATTGAGAATCAATTAAAAGAAATAGATAAAGAAATTATGCTCTTTTTAAATAATGTTAATACTATAAATATTCAGAGTGAGGTAAAGATCGAAAAATTTACACGGGAGTTTATAGATGAAAATCAAGTTAAAATTTATATATTTAAAGGTGACGATCTAATAAATCAAAAGACTTGGTATTTAAATAGAGTAACAGATAAATTTCGAGGGAAGGATTATGAACTAATTGTAGCTTACAATGAGGATTTGAGCGATTCAAAAAATGTACTTTATAGCTATTTTAGAACTGATGTTGCTTTTCCTTTTCCCGCTATAGTTCACGGAACTTTTGATTTGAGTGGCAATAGGAACCAATTGATAAAGAATAAAGAAAATGATTTTTTGATTGAGAAATTAGTTGAACTATTAATAGACACAGCAATAAAGATTACAAATAGTACCGATGAAGTAGATTACGGCGCTTTAAAACTTTTAGCTTTTGAAGAACGATTCGATCCGATAATGAATGACTATTTTAAGTTTAAAGAAAAGTTAATTGAAAAAATTAAACAGAGCCCTGTATTCCCTACAATAGCAGGAACATATATAACACACCAAGAAAGACCGGTGTTTTATAGTTCTCCATATGCCGATATCTTACCAAGTAATACTTTTGGAAATTTACTTTTGTATACTGAAGATGAAAAAATAATAGATCTTTTGAAAAGGGTAGGGAATTTTACTTATAAGTACGATTATTTTATAAAATCTATAAATAAAATTGTGAATAAACTTACTGTAACACAAAAGGTTTTGTGTATTAAATACCTTTTAAATGATTATAAAAAAGAATTGAGCGATGAAAATAACATAAAACCATTACTCTTAATTGACAATGATGGTAATCCTATAAAAGAAGATATAGAGGTCTTTCTACCGGCAGAAAATGAACTTTTTAATAATATGCCGGAATTTGTAAAATTAAAGTTTTTAAATAAAGAAATGTTTAATATTTTAAGGAGAGAATACGGAAATACAAATGCAAGAGGGATTGCTGATAAATTAAAGGATTTAAATGTTTTTGAATATAGCTTTGATCCGGTTCTCAGGAGGATTTCCAATCTCACATGGAAGCTATTTGAAGAACAGGGTAATCAGGAATCGTATATAATCGATTTTTTATCCTGGCTCTTTACCGTTTTTGTGACCAGTAAAGAAAAAGAAAATTTGCCACAAATTCAAACGACTCTAAATGTACCGGTGTTAAGTAGGGATGGTACTGTTGAGAAGGCTGATGAACTATATTTTGGATATGAATATAAAAATATTATTTGTGAAAAAATTCTACAGAATATTAGTGGGGTTCACTTTATCTGTGATTACAAAAAAATTCAATTTGAAAGTAATGACCTTAATTTAATTATTGATTTCTTTAAGTGGCTAGGTGTTGCTACTTTCCCTAGAGATGCTGTTTCTCGATTAAAGACTAACGAGCAAAAAGAATATTGCGATTATGTGTTTAAAGATTTAGATCCTATTAAAATTCAAGATTATAATTTTAATAATATACAAGAGCTTAAAAACAAAATATATTCAATTAATTCAGTTAATGTGCTGCAAATAAAATTATTGGATGAAATACTTGATACGGCTGACTTTGAAGATATTTTAGTTTGGCTAATTTATGATAGTAGAATGAAAAATATTATCGAATCAAAAACGGAATTGATAAACACAGCTAAAATAGAAATTCAATTCAAACCTTCAAATAGTAATGTAAGGAAAATGTATAATCATCAAATGGAATCATATTTTTTATGGAAATTGAGAAAAACCCCATGGATAAAGACTCATAGTGGAACCAAGGTGGTACCTAGTAAGTGTTGTTTAGCCAAAAATATCAGTAAAGAATTTTCTCCACTGATCGAAATTCCAGATATTGATTATTCTAAAGCTATTTTCAAGTCATACAAAATAAATCGTGAAGATGTAGAATATTGGTTAAGCAAAATAGGTGTTCCTAAAGACTTTAGTGATTTCAACACTTCAACTGTATACTCAATATTACTCAAATTACCTCGGGTTGATAAAAATGGAAAAAATGCTAAAACATTATACAGACAAATTATTCAAAATTCCTCTGAGGATAAGTGGGATAAAAATAATAGCTTCTATAAGCAGTACATGAATGAAGGAAAAGTTTATGCGGATCTTAATGGTACAATAGATTATTTTCCAATTAAAGATGTTTATTATCTCGATAATAGAATGCTATGCGAGGATGTTATCAAGCAATTTCCTATACTTGAATTAGAAAAGAGACAAAATATAAAAAACGTTAATGCGATTTTAGGAGTTAGGCCCTTGAAAAATGTACATTTCAACATTATAGAAGAGCCGACACTTCATAAATTAAATAAGAAATTTCAGTTAGATCTGCAAGTTTTTTTACCCTATGTCTATTGTTTTAGAATTGATAAAGATTCAAACCATCAAGAGAGAAATGCCTTGAAAGAAACAAAAGTTTATTTATGCACAGATGTTAAAGCAGTCTATAAAATAGATGATATAGAAAATACATTTGAAGTAAATCCATATGAATATATTTATCTTGAAAATGATAAAAGTATATTTTTAAAAGTAGAAGCAAACAACCACAAAGACTTAAACGATTTGAAAAGTGATTTTAAATTTTGTGAAGCAATTGCAGAGGTATTTGCAGGGGTTATTAAGGTTGAAGAAAATCGTAAAGATTTTAGGGAGCTCTACGCGAAGAATATTTCAAAGAGAGATGCAACATTACGTAGTGATCTAGATGATGAAAAGCTTTTAAAACTTAATGAATCAAAAAAGTGGTTAGAAATAGTTACTGATAATAAAATAGATTTTTGGAACACGATAGTTAGTATAGTCAGTCCAGGTGCTTCCTTACCAGAAGATGAAGATAAGTTAGTGGAGTTTTTAAAATCTAAACTTGCAATTAACTCAACACTAATCGACAGGCTGTTTTATGATTTCAATTATGATGATTTAGATGGAAAAGATAAAAATATTGAGATTTTAATAGCTCTTTTTAAAATACTAAGTTTAGACGTTTCGGCATTTAATAACTATAACGCCAGAGAAATTAATTTGATAGATTTTTATAAAAACAAGATAGAAAGTCTTAAAAGTAATTACATGAAGAAATATTATTGCTATCTATATAATGAGCTTTTTAGTAAAGAATTAGCTGAGAAAAAATTGTTTGAAAAAAGAAAATCTGAGTACATTAATCTTCATATTGAACCTAAAAATTCCGTGAAATTTGAAGCGGAAAATGAATTTTTTATAAAGTTGAAATTGACGAAAAAAGAATTAATTAATATTCACTCATTTGATTTGAGTAAACTCTTTTATGATAACAGAATAGAATTCCTAACAAAATTAAAAACGATTATTTCAATAGGTGTAAATGAAAGTGACTTTGAAAGTTTTTGTGACACCCCAGAAAATAAAAGTTTAATATATTTTAAGGAATATAATGAGTTAATTAAAAAATATCAAAAAATAATGATAAATAATCCTAGCAATAATACAGATGGAAATAGACAAACTGAGAAACCAGTAGAAGAAACGCTAGCTGATATATTATCAAATATTCTTAAAGGTGCTGGTACAGAAATAGTTCCGGGAAATCCGAAAAAACCAGAAATATTAAAAAATAAAGAAGGTAGTACTGGTGGAGGGCATTCTGGCGGCCATGGAAGATTATCTGAAAAACAAAAACAACGAATAGGTTTTACTGGAGAGGGACATGTATACAACAATTTAATTAAAAAGTATGGAAAAGAAAATGTTATTTGGTCTTCGGAGTACGGAAAAATAGCAAATAAAAATGAAGATGGTAAAGATGGACTAGGATACGACTTTAAGTATATAGATGATGAAGGTAATCATAAATTTGTTGAAGTTAAATCAACAACAGGTAATGAAATAGTCTTTTATATAACTAAAGATGAGGTTAATTTTGCCGAAAAACACAGGGATTCTTATGAATTATATATTGTAGTAAACGTGTTTGACGAAGAAACCAGAAAGATTATAAATCTCGAAAATATCTTTACTTATTCAGACGAAGAAACGTTTACGAATAATGGTAAATTTATTGTTGAAAATAAAGATTACAAAATTAAAGCGGAACTTTAATAAGATTTTATGCCCTCTGAAAAAAAGCATCTTTATAGGGGGAACATCTTTACGCAAAATCAATTATTTGCGTTTTTGTATCATGATTACGCACACAACACACGTTGAATGTGTGTCGCAGATAGTTTGGAGAGAAAGTTAATCGTTCATAAATGAAAAGTTGAAAATGATTGTTGGTACGCCGTCTTTATTTACATTAATCCTTTTTACCAGATAATGTAACATCTCACTAGTCAACTCTGTATGATTAGCAAAACGGCTTAAAGTGGATTTGAACAATTTAATATCCTCTTGAATATTCTCTTTGTGGAGTGTAGCTTGAAGCTCGCTCCTTTTCACTTTTAGTTACATAATCCGCAAAGAGACGTGGTATCAGTAATGAACAAATATGTGTGTTGGTTGCCAGAGACCGTGACAAACTAACCTATTCTCGTACATTAGGAATGGGTCGATTAACTAATGAACTGTTTTTGACACTCTAAAATTACCGAATGTTGCCGGTATTGCCTGTCCAGAATTAGTCGAATATAATGTCCTTATGTAGTTCGGAATATTTCGACATTTATCATTCTGGAGAAAGGAAAAAGACATCTCCCAAAACGTGTAACTGCGCCAACAGTTATACAGGAGATGTCCCACAAAAAAGTATATGATTATTGTATCAGAATATCAGCTGATTGAAAACATACTTACTGGAGTTTTTAGTTAGGGGTGCAGAGAAAATCCCCTCTCCTTGTTGTGGAAAAAACATGTTGGTTAGAGGAACGACGAATCGAAAAGCCAAAAATCATACGGGACAAAG